CCATTTCAACAAATACTAGATATTTGCCAGGTTCAAGTTCACCGTCACTTACACTCGCGTCTAGGACAAATGAATATCCTCGTTCGAACCAAGAAACTAAATCCTCACCTACCGATTCTGATTTAACTGTAAATGTTACTGTAATAATGTCTTTGTCTTCGCCCATCTTAGCGGCATATTCATCGATAGAAAGATAAGAGGTCATCTGTCCCTCCATATCTAAATAATTCAAACTTTCAGTTATAGTACTCATTATATTTGGAATGCTCCGTCTGCATTTTCATCTTGGCCAGCTACATCATCTATTGCGGCTGATGAATCTTCTGCATCTTCAGGTTTTGCTTGGTCAAGGTCTGCGTCATATGCGTCCTCGATTTCTGATAAATCAATTGTTTCATCAGCGAGATCAACTGAACCCTCTTTAATATCATCCATAAGATCAAACGGTATTTGTATTTGCACAAACCAAACTTTGTTTTCTTGCATTTTAGGATAACGACTTCCTGCTTGAAAGTCTTCATATGATTCGACTGCGACAGGGACTTCAATTTTTGATTTCATTATCTTAACACTACAACCGATTGCAGATAATCTTAATGTGGCTCTTGGATCTGGCATCATGGCGTAAGGCCACATGAAAGTACATGTACATGCGTACCTTCCAATGTCTGGGCCTTGCACCAATTCACCATTGATCCAATTTCTGAAGGCATACACATCTGCTTCATCCAAGACCCTTTCGAAATCCAAAAGAGTATTCATCGACCCGTCTGACATGTAGATATTTTTAATAGTGTCTACAATGCTTATAAAGTCAATGTTCTTAAAAAATGCATTTGCTTGCTCTGAAGCAAGATTGTCGCCTGTTATTCCTTCGCTCATACTAGTATTTATCTAAAGTGAATTGTAATATAATTTTTGAAGCTGGTTTATTAATGTTGTGGGAACATGTATTTATCACGTATTCACAAATTAAAGACATATGAGAGTTTACGTAAATGACCTATAGTAAGTACATATGAGGATATGTTATTCTCACTCACGCTAACTTAAACAACAGGAAACAATTTATGAGTAAACGAAAAACTGGAGCATTAAGAAAAAAACATGAACCCTACACGCACAAGGAAACTCGATCAGGGACAGAGGATACGTATTATATGAATTCCTCTAAAACTATTGACTTTGACAAGTATAGTAAAAAGCAAGCATCACGTAGACCAATCGAATTAATACCACAGAGTATAAATCAGGAAAAATATATTATTTCATTAAATGACCCTGAAACCGATATCGTTATGGTCGCTGGTCCTGCTGGCACAGGTAAAACCTACTTAGCAATGTTGGCGGCAATGAGGGCATTAAGAAACGGACAGTGTAAAAAGATATTATTGACAAGACCAGCTGTCGCAGTAGATGATGAGAAACATGGATTTTTACCAGGTGATTTAAACTCAAAAATGGAACCGTGGGTAAGGCCATTATTTGACATAGTTAAAGAATACTATGGACAGAGCGAAATCGAATATATGTTAAAAGAAGGAATCATTGAGATTACTCCGTTAGCATTTTGTCGAGGCAGAAACTTCAAGCACAGTTGGATTATATTAGATGAAGCCCAGAACGCAACACCGTCACAAATAAAAATGTTAATGACACGGATTGCAGAAGGTAGTAAAATCGTAATCAATGGTGATATTGAACAGACTGACCGAAAAACTCCGGATAATGGCTTGCTTGATCTCCAAAGGCGAATTGAAAAAAATAAGGTTCCAGGCATGACTGTATGTGAATTCGATCAAAAAGACATAAGGAGACATAAAATAATCGAACATATTTTAAACATGTATCAATAATTTCATAGGTCCTTATGAACCAAACGAAAGGGTCTTAACGACCCTTTCGACTACTCTTTAACTTTACATTAACACTTTACATGTTGCGTTAGAGACATAAGCTCCTGCTTTTTCAACTGCCATTCCACCAAAGCCATTTCTGCCTCTGTATGTCATTGTAATTGTATGCTGACCATTAGTAACTGGTGCAATCCTTGTTTCGATATGTTCAAAACTTTTTGGATCTCTCATAACATTTTTAGCGGTTCTGACTAAAGAACTATTTGATCCGTCCCATGCACTTAAACAATGAAAACCCTTACGTTCTTTTTCTGCTTTTTGAGCAATTGCAATTTGATCTGATTCCGAAGTGCTATCAGTGCTATCATCGAAAGACGCAATAACTAATACAAATACACCAAACATAAGAGCAAGTCTTCCTAATACCTTTGGTAATTTAGAATCCTTTCCATAGTTTCTTCCTTTCTCCTCTATAGCCTCGAATCTGTCTTGTTCGTCTAAATATTGTTCTTCAGTCATAATAATACCCTTATTTGTTTAACTTATGATACTATTATACTACTTTGGGTACCCAAAGTCAAGCCGTTTTAACCAAAAAGAAAGGGTCATTAAGACCCTTTCGACTACTGAATAGGTTTGTCCCCTAAAAGGTCTTTCTAGTTTCGATTCAGTACACTCCGAGCATATGCTGGATATACTAGATAAGGATAAGTAATTTGTTTTTTAATTTCCCATGAATTTTGTTTTTTAACAAAACTTGAATAATATTCATCATTAAATCCTGCTTCAAAATAGGTGTGCGATCCACTTGGTTCAAAACTTAAATCTAACAAATCAAATATATTACTATCAAATATTACTTCTTCACTACCGTCTGCAATAGTATAATTTGTATTGTACAGGTATCTGTCAGGGTCAATCTTTTTATTACTTAACTCAAAAAATTCAATTAAGTCTTTGTCTAAATTACTATCATCGAAGTTTTCTAAAGTAACGGCTTTCTGCTGTAAATGCTCTATCTTACAAGATATAAGTTTTAAGTTATTTGGAAAAATATTATGTATTTGTTGCCTTTGACAATTGGCAAGGAAGAAGATTATTCCTTCTGTTAATGCACAGTGACCAAACAACTCATGTATATAGATATCACCTTTCGGTAACGTGTCATTAAAAAGGTCTATGTTTAAGACTTCGACTTGATCCGTGTCTCTATATTTGCTTCGTAAAATATTATAAGAAGGAAAGTGTATCTCACAACTATAAACTTTTTTGGCTCCGTACTTTATACTCAACCATGTAAAGAAACCAGCACCAGCACCGCAATCAACAATGACTTTATCTTTGGCATGTTGTCTGAGGTACTTTATATATGCGTTAGTTCTATTACTATCTAACAGCATTTCCCAAACATACATGTTTGGTACAGGTAAGTTCATGGACTATCTGCATCGACCAGTTTCTGCATCTCTTTTTGTAAGTTTATAAACTTAGCATATGCTAGGTATTTTCCTGCTTGTTCTTCGGCTACATTCTCCTTGAGTATTATGATTTCTTGTCTAAGAGCATTACATTCGTTGTTTTTATCAACCAACATGCATCGTAGTTCTTCCTCAGGGGTGTCATTTAATGTTGTACTAGCCATATAGTGTCACTTTTTCTGTTTGCGAGTTTCTTTCTCGATTGGCGCTTCTTTTACCAACTGTTCAATGAGTGTTGGATAGATTTTATTATAATATAAATGCATACTGTCAAATGTAGTATCGTGATCAGAACCTTCGATAACACACTTCTCAACTGTTTTCCTAGCATAGTCTAAAATAACGTTCTTAGTACTGTGATCAGACATTTTTATCTTTTTCGCTACGTTAACCAACTCGTCAATTTGACCGTTCTGTTTTCGTATAAATTGTATCATTAAATATCGCATAGTTTTATTCTTCTGTAATTATGAAGTGAGTTCAACTAAAGTTGCGGCTAGAGAGATTTCAGGAATACCCACTAAAGGTAAATTCGCTAATCCATTTCTAATCACGACAATGTTTGCGTCACGTTGTTCGTCTGATGCACCGAATAAATCTAAGTTTTCATACATCCAACGATAGGTGTCTTCTATTCTAGTAGGATACAATGCGACATACTGCATTAACTGCTGTCTAGCATCAGTAAGTTTTCCTGCTTTAAATAATGTAGTAGCAGTGACTAATAGTTCATCTTCACTCTGGCCTATTGCCTGAGGTGCCCTCAGAGCGCCGGAACTGCTGTTTACCTGCAATTGATTGAGACACTTACGTAAGTCAGGGTATGTAGCACGAACATATGTATCTAGCGTGTCTAAATCGAAGTCAACGCCCTCAGATGCTAGTACAACTGCACCTCGTGCTGTGAATTCAACCATGTCTGGCTTAGCAATGTGATATACATGACAACGTGACTTCAGCGCAGGAATGATCTTGTGAGCATAGTTACATGTCAATATGTATCTGACTGTCTCGTGGTATTGTTCCATATCATTTCTTAAAGCGGCCTGTGAAGGCTGAGTTAAATAATCAGCCTCGTCTAACAGTACAACCTTGAACTTACCGAATGGCATAGTTTGTACAAAGCCATTAATTTTGTCACGCAAAACGTCAATGCCATTTTCACGAGATGCGTTAATAGTTAAAACATCATATTCTTCTACACCTAACTCTTGTATTAATACTTTAGCAAGTGTAGTCTTGCCAGTACCTGGATCACCAGACATCAATAGATGAGGGAACGATCCTTCTTTAATCCAATGTTCTACTTGTCCTTTTTGTATTGGGTCTGTGAAGACATAATCTTCTACGGTACTAGGACGATACTTCTCTACCCAAAGTTGATTTTTCATGCAGTTCCTCTGTAATGATGTATTATACTCTGATTATTTCGCGATGTAAATTTTAACGGGTAAATTATGCGCCTTCGTTGGGACCGAATGCCGCCTCGTTTTGTGGTTCATCACTTACTAACAGGCAGTCTTTCGGATCGACGCACCGTATTGTAGTTGGACCATTTTTGTCTACGATGTTGATGCCACGGTCCCAACGACCATGAGCGACAAGAACATATTGTCCTACTTTTACATCTATAGTTGCACGAGGACCGATAGAATAGACTCTCGCCCATCTTGGTTTAATACCTTCTGACTTCTTATCATCATCCATAATGATAATGCCACTGGCTAGTTGGTTGCTACCAAATTTCATATCATGTACTATAACTTTATCAGCAATCGCTCGAAGACTCGATATATTGATTGCATTTATATTAGATTTAAGGCCAATCGCCATTTACTTTTTTCCCTTTTTGGTAGATTTAACTTGTTTAGTTTTCGGTGCTGGTTCTACGACTATGTTTTCTAATGCCGCTTTTTTGATTGCTTCGATGTCAAAGTCTTCTTCTAACTCAGCAAGTTCGGTTTCTTCACGATGCAATTCTCCCTCTGCACCAAAACTATCAGGTGCATCATCTGCTGATTTCATTACAACTTTTTCGGGTTCATCAATTGGTTCTAATTCTGCTTGGCTAATCTCTGATGGACTTAGACTTTTTACCGGCGCTGAACTTTCAATCAGTTTGTCGAGTAACGGAGTATCAACATCTGGATTCGGGACTACAGGTTCTGCCTTTTTTAATGCTTCGAGTTCTCGTAATTGCTTAGGAGATAGAGGTGCATTAGGATTAGCACTAGGACTAATGTTAGGTTGCTCTGGTCTGGCCACCGCTGTTTGTGATCCTACTTGTTGTGCATAAGACTTTGCGGCTTTTTGACTGGCAGGTATAACAACTTGTCCTTGGGAATCAATCTCGTCCCCTCGCGCATTCACGTTTCCTTTGTTGCTCACGGCTCTGGTTTTTTCGTGTCTAGCGATTAAACCAGACATATCCAAACTTTTTCCTCGTGCTGTTGTGTAATTTTTCATGCTATTTTCCTATTTTAAAAATTCTTTGATATCTAAATCGTAATATAAACTATTTATACGGTGAATACCGATCAAAAACAAAACAAAACTTGAAACACTAGATCCTCGCCCAACGCCCCATACGATGTCATGTTCCCTCATCAAGTCTACAAGATACTTCATGTATTGAAGTAAAGGAAATAATTCTCGTTTTTGGTACAGTAACAATTCTTTGCCCACACGCTGGAGTTCTTCTTCATGTGTGCATTGATTTAACACCCATTCTGCAATATCTAAGTTTTTATATGATTCCGGCATGAACCAGTTGCTTCTCATTTCTTCATCAAACTCTGCTACAGATATATGTTTTAATTCATGCTTAATTAATTCTGGAATTGCACTCAAATCTAATTCTGCATTAAAATCTATTTTACTATCAGTTAGAGTTTTTTTCAACGTTAGTTTAGGATCAACCATGTATAGGTCAAATAAGTCATTTTCGGAGTAGACAGGCTGTCCAAAGATATTTACAATCATGCGTCTATTGTACAGTAATTAGGTGAATAAGCAAGTAAAATGGATTACTTTTTGTGGGCTGATTTGCCCGTTTTCTTTACGAAGGTAAGGTCTAGACTTTCCCAAGCGTCATCAGTGAATAGATGGACTATATTTTCTGTTCGTGCTTTATCTGCTGTATGCTCGGTGCATAGATTGCTACAGTTCCACCAAAGGCCGGGCCCATGTTCAATAGCATTATCTGATGCTTCTTGCACAGTACAGAATCTTACGCCATCGCCTAAACTAGATCCTAAGGTACAGTCAGTGATGTGTAGACGGCCTTCTGTGATAGCATTAAACTTTTGTAGTAATGTCATTGATACTATTTGATCGTATGGTTCGTCTGGCATAACACATACTCTCATGCCAGCGTTTTTGTATTTGTCAATTGCGTCGAGGTCTGACTGATCAATGAACAAAGCGTTATTAAGTACGGTGTGTGTAAAGTGTAGTATTCTTTCTAATGCTTTATTTTGTTCTGAGATGACGTTTGTTTGGACTATCATCGAAAGGGTAATGTAATATTGACTGATATAGAAGTTTTCAGCGAAATGGACAGCACTATCAAATGCAATATCGCGCTCAATCCTAGTACTCACTGTTTGTTATCCCCCTCTACCTTTATGTTGTCTGCTAAATCTTTCTCACCAAACAAAACATCTAATTGTTTTCTATGTTCTTCTTTGTAGCTGACTATGGCCATGGTCAATTGATGTATGAGTGGTTGGTTGCCCATGCTATAAGCAATAGTAATTTTATTGGTGAGTTGACTCAGAGTTTCTTGCAACTCTTCTACGCTTTTATCAGATAAATCACTGACAAAAGGATGTGGTATTGTCATAACGCCTCCTTAAAAGGAAACCAAATTTGTTCGTTTCCAAATATCATTGCCTTGAGTGTATGCAGTTCCAGTAACAGAAGCTATCGAGCCACCTGCGACAGTAGTTAATTCCTCTGTTGTTCCTGCAATACCATTGGCACGTGAGCGACTTACTGTTATTTCTGTATTTGCTCCTACATTTACCGTTTTTATGTAATAAGCAGTATTTGTTAACAGACCTGTAGTTGTGATATTTGCACCTGTAAATACGATTGGTTGATTAAGACCATAACTTGCAATGTTCGATACAGTGGTAGCAAACTCTATTCTATCGGTTGTTGCATCAGATGAATATACGTTTGCAGTCGTGACACTACTATCAAACGCGCCTACGCATAGATAGACGTATACTGTGGGAGCGCCTTGCATTGTCCCAGAGGCCGTGACTAAAGCAAAGTCTGCGCCGCCTTCTGATGCACTAACTGTAAATGAAGTGTTTGCAACTATTGTTCGGACATAATATATAGTTCCTGCAACGATGTTACCGAACACAACTCCATAAAATTGAATTGGCATACCTAGATAGAAACCTTCTGTTGATGCAGTTGTTAAGATATTAGATGATGTTGTCGTGGCAGTCACTAAGACTGGCTGTATTTTTGGTGCTAATGCGATGTCTCCGTTGACATCACCTTGATAACCTGTTGGTGTAATTACATTTCTGACTTCTACTTGAGATGTTTGATAGGGTCTATTAAGAGGTTCGATGGTAACCGAGTTGCCACAATCAGTCGTAACTAATGAATATTGTAGATTAGTAACATTGTACGGTGCAGTAATTGCTAGGTTTCCACCAACAGTTGTATTATTTTCAATGATCACATCACTACCAGTTACTGTGCCTGGAAAAATAATATATGCTTCGGTATTTGCTATCGTTAAATCTAATTCTATTTTACTTTGAGTATTAGTTGGTGCCCAACCTGCTAGTTGCAGGGTAGTGTTGCCTGTGATTGTGCCATATTGCACATCACCTAAGGTAGCATCAATTACAATTGTGCCTGCAATAGAATTTCCTAGATTGTATGTGGTAGAACGAAACGATCTGATTGCCGCATTGCTAATAAGAGTATTGGCCATGTCATTATTGATAGGTATTCCTACCAAGCCTGCTTTAACAACAACCTTCTCTTGTAAGTCCGTGATTTCTATTCCAGCCGTATTAAGATTATTCTTAATAGCAGTTGTATTATCTCTGAATCCCTGCGTCGAGTTGTTCACTCCAGGTTTTGGATAATTAACATCGATGCCGTTTGTATTGATCGTGCTCATAATTTATTAGTTCTCTCTGCTATACTTATTTATCAACTCAAATTAACCAGATACATTTTTCTCGTCTGGTAAGATGGTTTTTCTTGGAAACAACACATGGAAATCTTTAGAATCTGTTGGGGACGGAGGAGGCGATGCACTTGGTAAACCTGTCCATGCAGGAGGTACTACATTATTATCATAGTCGTAAGTAATAGATTTATCAACCGTTATCCTGTCTAATTCAAAATTAATCGTGTTTAATGTGTATGGGTTTCCTATAGGATCAACCCAGAGTGTTTCTACATTCGTTTTAATCTGGGCTGATGTTCCAGGCTGACAGTATGCTATGACCCAAGCAGGAGTATACCCTAATGTTGAGCCATTTGGTTGCTGAGATGTCATCCAAGCAGGCAACAATCTAAAGTCATATTCCTGTCCTAACACATCACCTGTCTGTGCCCTCATGTTGTCTAAACTATTTGGATACAGTGTTCTGGCAAATCCTGGTGTTAATGATGTAAAGTATGCTGGTTGACCAGCTACTGTCCCTTCTCCAACATAGCTGGAATAAATGTCAGTGGCACTGGTGTACCAGTTTCCTAAGTTTATCGGAATGTCTCTGGGCCACGTAATCGTTTTGCTAACACTTTTTCCCTTAGGATTAACTAAATTGTCTTGTACTTGTGAATAAACAACTTCATAGACTACATCACCGGCATTGTTTTTTGCAACTGCTGTCTTTATCTCACCGAGAGTAATGTTTCTCCAGTAATGATTCTTTTCTAATGCTATTACATATTCATCAAAGTCACTCGCATAAATGCCATATGCATGTTCGTATACAATACTAGTCGATTTTCCAAAATTCACATCTTCTGCTCTATACAAGTCTGCTGATGGAATGATCGTGGTACTTGTTAACAATTGGTTGATAATATTTCTATCCGCGATTGATGGAACGCATTTAATATATAATGTGTCTGTTGGTTGGGAAAACTCTTGCTTGATTTCAAGTGTAAATTCTTTAGTAGAATGAACTATTGGGTAGATAGGTGAGTATGCTTCAATTGTAAAGTCAAACGATGTCTCTGCATTAGCTGGAAGAATACCAACAGTTGGTTGATAAGCGACGATACCAGATATTTCACCACTATCTAGTAATACTAAATTAGATGGGAGTGCGCCACTAGTTACTCTGAAAGATAGGTCCACGTCTGCTGTTGCACTCACTGCTAATACAGATGTTTGGCTATTAAACATAGTGCCTAATGCAGTAGGCGTGATCCACGTCACTGTACCGAGTATACCGTTAGTAACACGCATGCTATAATTAAATGTTGTACTAGATACATTAGTAAAACTTGACTTTCTGACATTCACAGAAAAAGAAAATTCACTTATGCCTTCAGCAATCGTGGGATATCCAGTAATCCATCCAGTAACTGGATCTCCGACTATTCCCAAGGGTAAATCTGCGTATAGATATGTTAATGCGTCACCATCAAAATCTTTTCCCAACATTTTAAAAGCAAAATACTCCCCACTTTGATACTGTCCAATATCTGCTGGCTGGGCTGGTAAATATGTGGTATTCTCGTTGTCGTTAGGGAAAACATAATATCCATAATTAGTAGGATCATTTTTACCTACGTCAAATGTTGCAGGTCGAGTGTTAAAGATTGTTGGTGTTCTGCTGTTGCCTGGATATCCAGGACCACCTTCACTTGACGATGCATTTTGATTGGCAACCACGATAATGTATGATTCGATTGCCGTCCCCAACAATGAATCAAGTCCTAATGTAAAGCTATAAGTTTGAACAGTTGGTTGACCAACTTGAATTTGTGGTAGTGATGCCGTCATATTACCAACAGCGTCAACCAGTACAACTTCACTTCCACCCCTAGAGTCTGATATAGTAAAAGTTGTTGCATCTATGATAGTTTTAATAAAATACGTTCTACCAGCAACAATGTCTCCATAGACTGTTCCCGAGAAGTTAATAGGTCTTTCTAGTATAAATCCAGTCGTGCTTAGTACTTGTATAATGTTTGAAGATATAGCCAATGCTGATGTTGTCACTAAAGGATAGTTAACATTAATGATAGGTGCATCAGCATAGCCTCTTATTAATCCTTGAGTGTTTATCTCAAGTCCAGGCGGCAATTTTCCTTGTGCTACTCTAATAGAATATGCATTAGTAGTAACTGGATTAGAAATTTCAATTTGGATTTCTCTCCAAACACTGTCGTTCGTATTTAAAATTGTGCCTGTTGGCGTAGTAAAGGTAGGTGCCGCAACACCACTAATTTCTACGCTAAATGTTCTGTCTGCTATTGTTTGATCTGTACCTACTTGATTGTCAGATGCTCTAATAGCAAAATTATACACGGTATCACCACCAATGGTAGATGGTACTCCTGATAATACACCAGTAGTTGTGTTTAGTACGAGACCGCTAGGTATACTGCCACTTAAGACAGTATATGTAACTGCTGTACCTGGGGAAATTGCAGTCGCAGAAAATGTAAATGACATCTCAACTTGAGATGGATACGTTCCTATTGTCCCTGCAGGGGTTGTCCAGTCTGGACCATGGCTCATTTTTGTAATCCATATGAGTAATGAGTTTTTTTATTTATTCTGGATGCAGTCAATGTTTCTTTTCTGTTTCCGTCTTTATTATATGAAACATGCACCCATCCTGAATCGGGGATGCCAGGAGTATAAAACTCTAAAATAAGTTGATCAAATTCACAATTCTCTTCTATCCATTTCGCAAGTTCATAATTAGTCACGCCAGCCACTTCAGTATCGGCCGCTTTCCCCTCACAATGCTGTGATTTACTGCTTCCACCTACTTTTTTATTAAGAGCGGTGCCGCGATATCCACTGGAAATCGTTGTAGGGCCAAAATGATCCCTAACTAATTGTATTACATTTTCACATAGTAATTTTGCATTTTCGAAATGTTCTTCGGACATGCTATTATCCAAATCATGACGTAATGCAGTTTGGCTTTTGATAAACTCTGCTACTGTGAAATTGTTACTTAATTTCATTTGCTTTTTCCTTCTAAATATGCAAAACATTATGCATATGTCGCGCCTACAGTATACCAATTTGTAGCGTTGGTACAGATATACTGTAATGTTCCGCCTGCAGGATGCGAGTACGATGCGTTAGTACCGAGTGAATTAATTATATCGCTCGTGTTAGGATATACTGCCAATGTAGTTGCTGATGTATTAGTAATAAAAATTATTAATCCACCGACAGCATTCGGTAGTTTAACACCTGAACTTGCACCGACAGTTGTAACTCTGTTTATCTCAGTTGTTAATTGTGTTGCATCGCCTTGTGTCGTTCCGGCGGCCGAGACAGTATCGGTATTTGAATGCAACAGCAATGTACCAACTGATGTAACGTTGGGTTGTGCCGCTGTATATACCGTACCTGAGACAAGTGAATTTGCTACTTGACCAGATACGTTGGCACCCGCTACTGCGTTCGCTGTACTTGCGAAACTTACTGCACCTGATACGTTACCACCTGCTACTGCGTTTGCTGTTGTTGCGAAACTTACTGCACCTGATACGTTACCACCTGCTACTGCGTTTGCTGATGTAGCACTTGATGCTAATGCGACTGCACCTGAGACATTTGCCCCTGCTACTGCGTTTGCTGATGTAGCACTTGATGCTAATGCGACTGCACCTGATACGTTACCACCTGCTACTGCGTTCGCTGTACTTGCGGTAGTTGCTGTAGTTGCTAGTGCGACTGTACCTGAGACATTGGCACCTGCTACTGCGTTTGCTACTTGTGCAAAATCAACTTCACCTGAGACATTGGCACCTGCTACTGCGTTCGCTGATGTAGCACTTGTTGCTAATGGGACAGCACCTGATACGTTAGCACCTGGTAAATTTGTTAATCCACCGCCATTACCTTTGAATGTTCCCGAGCCGCTAGATATTTCGATATTACCAGCGTTAGTAATGATATTGCTGTTTGTGTTAAATGCACCGCCTAAAATCAATGATGTCAATGTACCCACTGATGTAATGTTAGGTTGTGCGGCAGTTGATAAAGCTCCACCGAGTAAAGTAGCATTAACATTGCCACCTGCTACTATATTCTTTCCTGCAGGTACATTGATATTACCTGGGACAGCAACATCACCAGATGCTTTATTAAACGTAAAGCCTGTGTTACCAGCATATGTAGAGCCACCATCATTAAATATGATCTGTGTGTCTGCACCTTGTGCTGGAACTAGTGTTGCAGTGTCGAACGATAAGGTACCTGAACCATTTGTCTTTAAGAAGCCACCACTGGTTCCACCAGTGATTGTTACATTAGCTACTGGGCCTAAGTTTGATGTACTATTAAAGTTTATGGCTTCTAATCCACCTGTTACTGACATAGAACCTGTTACTATTGCTGTTACACCTGTATCTTGTACTACTAATAAATTTGCTGTTCCACCAGTCGAAACTCTGAATGCACCACTAGCATCAACTGTTGCGTTACTAGATCCATTGACAATGCTTGATCCTGCTGATACTGAGAGGTTTGTTAAGTTCGCTCCATCTCCCGAGACATACGTGAATACTCCACCTGTGCCTGCAACATTACCTGATGCAATATTTCCAGTAACTGCTAGTGTAGATAATGTACCTACAGAAGTAATATTTGGTTGTGCGGCCGTTGTTATAGTAGCCGCGCTACCCGTAACACTACCAACAATATCTGCTGTCACAGTTAATGCGGTTAAAGTACCTACAGAAGTAATATTTGGCTGAGCCGCAGTTGTTACAGTACCTGCTGTAGTTGCTAATGGAACAGTACCTGAGACATTTGCTCCTGCTACTGCGTTTGCTGATGTAGCACTTGTCGCTACTGGGACTGTACCTGAGACATTAGCTCCTGCTACTGCATTTGCTGTGGTTGCGAACGTTGCCAAAGATGCTAAAGAAACAGTACCTGTTACATTTGCGCCTGCTACTGCATTTGCTGTTGCGGCGAAGGTTACTTCACCTGAGACATTTGCCCCTGCTACTGCGTTTGCTACTTGTGCAAAATCAACTTCACCCGAGACATTTGCGCCTGCTACTGCATTTGCTGTTCCTGCAAACGGAACAGCGCCTGAGACGTTTGCGCCAGTAACATTGGTTAAGCCCGCACCATCACCAGTAAAGATACCAGTGTTCGCTGTAAATGCAGGAGCAGTTATCGTGCCACTTGAATTTAATACAGTGAGTGTACCCGTTGATGTAATATTTGGTTGTGCGGCAGTTGTTACTGTGCCTGCTGTCGTGGCCGATGTCGCTAAAGGAACAGTACCCGAGACATTTGCGCCTGCTACTGCATTTGCTACTTGAGCAAAATCTACTTCACCTGAGACATTAGCCCCTGATACTGCGTTCGCTGTTGTTGCAAATGGTACAGTACCTGTTACGTTACCACCTGCAATAAAACTTAAATTTGCGCCATCTCCCGAGAAATACGTGAATACCCCACCTGTACCTGCTACATTACCCGAAGTAATATTGCCTGTTACTGCTAATCCAGATAATGTTCCCACTGATGTAATATTTGGCTGTGCCGCGTTTGATACGGTTTGTGCTACTAACGCTACGATATTTGTTAAATTTGCTCCATCACCCTTAACCCATTGAAAATTACCACCACCAGAAGTCGCATTGACATTGCCACCAGTGACATTTCCTGTCGCAGTCAGATTTACTAGACCTGTAACAATGTTTGTTGGTAAATCAATCGTTGCTTGTTGGGTAGAAGCATTAAGTATAATAGTACCGCCAGCTACACCATTACCAGGACCAGATTGCCCTAATTGTAATGTAGTGGTGGTCATCTGCACACATGCGAGGTTGGCAGTAACAACTACGTTACCAGTAGATTGATTTACTGTTACACCTGCGCCCGCTGTTTTATTGACAGAGACAACTGCTTGATCACCTAGACCCGCAAATACTTCTGTAAAATTTAATTGTACTTTTTCGAATGCCGAGCGTATCGCATCTGCATCTGGATCGTCTGGGAATGCGCCGAAGTCAATATTTCTTTGTGCCATATGGATTAGTTCCTAATAGTAGTATTTATCATTCCCATCCATATCATCGATCCAAAAAAATACCCGACTTAGCCGGGTATTTGAAGCGTGTAACTACGTTTCTTATTATTTATTTACTTAGTTCGTCCATTTTGAGCATTAAGCCTGCTAAACCATCATGTGACATGATAGACCCTTCTTTAACTAAATCTGAACCATTGTAACCAGTGCGATCTTTTTGATCCGCAATGACTGGGACTGTTGCTTGCCCTGTTGATTTCTGCTTGTTAAGTCCACCAGAGATTACATTAGTCATAAAGTCGATGTCTTGTTCGAATGATGTTTCTGTGCCATTTTTACCAGCATCATTGGCCCATTCATTCAATTCTTCTTCCTTATCTTCATCGACTTCCTTATCTTCATCTGTCTCTTCCTCAGCACTATCATCTTTCTTGCCGTTCTTTTTATCTTGATATGCTTGTAGTCCTGCAGGTAATTTACCTTCTGCAACTTTGAATTCTCTTTGATCATCAGTTTCAGTCTCTGCTAGTTCCTCTGTATCACCTTGAAGATCATCAGCTGGTGCATCTTCTGCGCTTTCTGCTGTTAATAAACCTGGATCATCGTGTTGGGAAAGTGGTTGCTCTGGTTCTTCTGAAGATTCTGCACCAACTTCTGATAGCATGTTTAACATCTCTTTCATAATAGAACCGGCGTCCCTGTTCCCGTAATCACCCCTAGACTGATCTCTACGTGAATGATAATTATCGTCTTTATGAGAAGCTCTGCCATCTCTCATACCCAATGACTCATCTTCCTCGTCATTATAACCTTGATCTTCGTGCATATCGTCTGACTCAGGTTTAACATCGTTGGCATCTATTTCGACACCAGATTCTTTTTCTTTAACTAGCTGAGGAGTGTCAGCATCATTTGATGCCAATGCGGCGTTTGCCGCGGCGTTGCCTTTCTCATCGTTTGATGAGTTATCTGCACCAGAGTCTGGTCCGTATTGAGCGGCCATATTAGCGCCTTCATCCGTTTTATCACAACCACAACCTTCGCTTAGTTTGTTTCCGCAACCTTCACAGCATTCTTCTGTATCACCGTCAATTACTTCTACGTCAACTTCGTCTTCGAAATCATTAGTATCATATTCGGTGCCTGTAGCAGGATCTTCTATCTCGTCTCCCAAGTCCATAATACCCATCAATTTAAGCATGTCATCATGTGAACCCATTTCTTCTGCTGGAGCATCTGGTGAACCATAAAATGATACCTCGCCTGGCTCTATAGCGTCTGCCTCGACTTCTGCATCACCGTAGTTGCCTAACCCAACGTCTTTAACAAATTTAAGTAAGCTATCTGCTTCAGCATCAGTTGCGTTAACACTAACTCTGTCTTCCTCTCCTTCACCTTGAGTGATAGAGATCGTAACACCTTCATCTACTTTGTCTTCATTTAACAATGCATCTAAATCGCTTTCAAATGATTCAAAAGTCCAAGCATCATCTTCTTCAGCAATTCCTTTACGTGCTACTGTCTCTGCATTCCAGTCATACTTGTCATATGCGCCGGAATCATCAGCACCGACGTTTCCGTCTGGTGAAGTTTCTGCTTCGCCCATTGCACCGTAAGATGCCATAGTGTCTACGATTGGTGGTTCTTCTTTAACAAGGCCTACTACTGGTTCATTGCGAATGCCCATGCATTCATCAAGTCCTTCTACATAACCTTCATGGTATGCTCTATGTCCTTCAGAACCTTCATCATGTGGACACGAATATCCACCTTTACATAGACCATGAGATTTACCCATGTGCTTTGCGGCCTTAAGAATGTGATCAGCGCCTTCTTTTAATTGTGTTTTGGTTTTATTAATCATAGTTTTTAGTTCTTTTTGGTTGCACCTTGAGTGCAGTTGTAATATACTGGATACAGTCAGTCCTTCGTTGCACATTGATTTAACACGTGACAAAGAAGGCAATTTCGGAGATTTGCTCTCAACGTAAGTTAGTGGAGATTGTCCACCTGTAGATCCAGATCCATCACCTTCTGATGCCATCTTACTAAATGTTTTTGCAAGATTTGCTCGTTTTTCTGTTTTAGCATTGAATTTGTCTTTGTGGGCCAGAACATATTTAGCAAATGCCGCTGTAGACATTCCTGCGTTTTCTGCTTGGGCTCTAAATGCGCCAGGCTTCTTAACTGCGCCGTCAATCCAATCTTCTGCTTCTTGTATTTGTTCATCTGTGCAGTCTTCGTTCATTCCAGTATCACTGTCGCCATTAAATGTGATCTCGCCGTTTTCTAATGAGGCTTTCATTTGAGTTGCGGCTTGGGGTGTATGTGCTACACCAACTGCTTCTCCGTCTGATTTAATTGTTTGTGCACCTGATTGAACTGGCTCTAATGAAATATCTGCTTCCATTAAATCTGTGAAGACATCCTTCAATGAAGGACCTGTGTAAGCACGTGAAGTGGCAACAGGTGCGGACTCATTTAATACTTCTTTTGTAGTGGGTGGTGAGACTTTAGGGTTTTCTATTGGTGCAGTCTCTGTGATCTCGCCCAATGTAGTTAATATATTTTTAAAATCCATAATTTTTTCCTTAGTACCCAGCCGAAGTTTCAGGCTTAGGAGCCCGTTTAATATCAGTCATTGGGCTTTTGTTTCCGCCTTGTTGATCATCTGTCCAGGGCTTCCAAGGATCAAATGCATCTTTAGTATTTCGTTGATCAACTGGCAGGCCTATTTTCTTTTGGTCTTCTGATTGAGCTTTGATACTATTAATATACTTGTTACCATATTCGTCGGCGGCTTCTTTTCCGTTGTCTTCCAGATCTGGATGATCTAATAGAGGGGAATGAGATGCTTGATTTTCATACTGGTCCATTTCGTTATTGATGCTATCGTTGAACGCTGTTGGTACCATACGAACATAATTAATATTGTGACCTAATAATTGTGCCATCTGCTGAACCATTGGTTCAGTGCAGGGATATGCAAATTTACACTTAAAAATATGAACAGGTTCATTATTAAGATTAGGAAATCCATATGGATCTTTTTGCACTGGCGTTGAGGTTGGACCTTTAATGTCGATGGGGGAGAACTTGTCTAGGTTGTATTTAAACAACTCTAAAAACTGTTTCTCTACGTCACCTGCAACTTTGATTGTATAATCATAAGTGTGGACGCTTTCTGCAATGTATTGTTTAAGACTTCTCATATGTTTTGTTCCCGTGTAATATATTTATCATTCCTCTGAGATTTTCGGATTTAAAAGACGCAGTAATTCATTGCGAGACAGATTCTGACCACCGTCCCCTCCGATCTCGCCTAGAGGTATGTTGTTTAGTTTTTCATCTACTTTTGATTGACGTTGCTCTAATGTGACTTTTTTTAATTGCAAATCAATCATCTTTAATTTCTTGTTTAGTTTGGCAGTTTTAGCAGTGATAGCATGACTTAACATGGTACTAGCTACACTGAAAATGTCTCCACTGAAACGAGAGTCTACTTGCATGCCTAAATCCATCAAATCTCTGTAACTATCTTTTGCCATATCAGACAGTTCATCCATCTCCGCATCAGATGCGTCTAATCCTCTAACAGTTGGCAGTGCCTGATCTATCTTTTCGAGACTGTTTATAGCTTCCAGAGTAACGTCTCCGGTTTGATCAGGTAACGGTTCCGCCAGTTCATTGCCTTCATTATTTCTTTCACTTACTGCTAGATCAAAAAGTTCTTCAAGTTTGTTAGTCATATATGTATTTAGCTTAATGCCGGCAGCACGAAAATCATTTTGTGGTCTTGTGCTTACAGTTGTCATTATGCCACCTTTTAAAATGGCTAGCTCGTACCCTTATATTACAATGTGGGCATTCCCATAATGGCACATTCTTTTGGGATTCTGACATCTTTTGTTTAGTTTCATCAGACCAGGTATGACCTAAGGAACCCGAAGATGTTTTTCTGCCCCGAAGTGATGCTGATCGCTTGGCATTAGATTCTGCTGTTTGGGTTCCACCCTTCAACCGCTGACTATGCTCTGGATTTTTAACACCTTTGCTTTTAACTGCTGATTTTAAACAGTTTGCAAGTCTATTGTCTATTGCCTTTTGTGTCCATACTTTATTAAGCTGATATTCTCGTATGCTGTTATTGCGATTCTTGTATGCCTCTGTTGTTTTATCAACCTTTGCATAATATGCAGTAACTTGTTCTGATCTAGTTTTCCGTCGCTTGGGTGTCCAGTATTCGGTGGTGGCGTTAGCAACTAATATCTTAGCGTGTGCATACCACCGTCCATTTATGGTGTAATCACTGCGCTTTCCTATCCGCTTACCATTCATTAGCATACTAAGCGCATATACCATTTTAGATTTTGCGGGCCCTGTTAGCATTTTTGTTAATAGTAAGTGGCATATAAAATGCTCGCGAGCAGTTAACACAGATAAATTACTTTTGCTGTTGTCACCACCCAAAGATTTAGGGATTACATGATGCTTTTCTGTATAAATTTCTTTAGATACCGTTCTGGTGGATGCAATAGATATAATGCTATAATATGTTTTTGTGTATTTGTTTTTAATAAATATCATTGCTGGTGGCTCCTTTTAAGCTGTTAGAGTAGATGGATATTACAGTATCGCGATCTACACTTTTATTTATCTCTTTTTCCCGCCTTGGTACCAGATGTCATCTTCAGTTACGACACGGAAAACCAATCCCTGTGCCTTACAGTACGCCTGTGCTGATCTCCACTTAGCATGATTAATTGCTACGATTGCCTGTGTTCTTGCGTTTGCAACTTTAGCTTCAATAATGCTTTCTTTCTTTGGTTTAATCTCTATTAACTCTGCTCTTGTTTTACCATATTTGTCTTGATAAACAATAAAGAAGTCAGGTATATAATTAGTACGTTTACCAGTAAAAGGGTGTATGTATGGTATAACTAATGATTCACTCGCCCAGTTGAGTATCTTGTCATTGTTATCACAAAAAATCATAAACGTAAGTTCCCATCCCGATCTGTATCTAGGCTTGCCCTTGCCTACATACTTTGCTGGATTTTTTATTGTATAGATACCGTTTGCGTATTTACGTTTGCGCGCCATTAAGTAAACCTTATGGAATTACATTTCGTTGAACTGTTTGATTCGGAATAGGTACTTGAGATATTCCGTACAATGCTGTTTTGGACTTCAATAGATTAAGATAAAATGCCATTTCTTCTGTTACTTGTAATTTTGTTGTTACGTTAGTTCTGAAGTAATCCATGAATACCATGATGTCGGTGCCAGTCTCTTGTGCTATTCTAAAGAGTACTGTTGCAAATTGTGATGCTGTCTTTTTTGCTGATGCTGAATTAGGATCGCCCTTTAACACGCCTGCAAAATATGAATTTACCACGTCCCATTGATCAGCTGGCACTGTTACTTTTGTTGAGTAAAACGTGTCGAATATTTCTACCGTAGTCTCTTGCTGTGTTATATCTAATGCCATTGTTTAGCCTCCCAACAATCGTCCGACTACTAGAGTCGCGGCTTGATTAAAAACTTGTTGTCCTGCGGTAAGTGGTTCACCTGCTTCGGCTGAAACTGGGATTGTACCTGTAACAGTGCCTTGGTTAGCAATGTTGACCATCGTTCCACTAACACCATTTGTTGGGAAGAATGCCTCTTTGAATGTCATGTTGCCACCTGCAATTCTATTTAAGATCAAGGCTTGAAGTCCGTTCCTTGCTTCGTTTATCCCATTTTCTGTAAATTCACCTGAGGATATTCTTTTCTGTAATGCATATAACTCAGCAATACTAATAGAGTCCATACTAGCCATTCTCTTGAGAACATCCGATAGAGAATTTAGAGGACCGCTAGCGAGTGGGCTTGGCGAAAGATCGTAGTTTGACTGATCTGCAAATCCTACAACATCTGCTGTCTTTTCATCATCATCTATCTGGCCGGTGTTGTATATGACAGTTTCATAATCAAATGTCATTGTGTTTTGCATGATGCCGCCACCTTCATTGTAATCATACGTATCATGTGCAAAATTTGTTATAATAGGATTGATTAATGTATATGACAAGAATTTACCCTGCCACATGCCGTATATAGTAATATTGTTAAAGAAAGGAACTTTTGAACCAAAGTTTGGATTTAGATCAGTCGTATTATCATTGGTAGACCCACCCCTATACCCGTATTGCATGTCTTCAGTCAAAGAAGGATCGTATATGTTACGCCTATTATAAGCCTTTGTTCGATCTACGCCAGTGGTAGTAGTGTTAACTTCTGGATTCCAAGAATCAGCGTAATTATACTGATAGTAAGCATTCCACATCGCAGTCATTTGTGATGCATTGTCATCGTGGAATACAATGTCTATCGGTTGATATTTAATTTTAGATTGAATTATGCGTTTTCGATTATACTGATTAAGTTCAGTGGTGTCAAAACTAAAAGAAGGTAACTTAACTTGTTTTACTAGTAGACCATAGTTTTGTCCAGTGGGTGGTTTCCATGCCTGCTCATTGATTTCAAAATAGGTATGAAATATAAATTTGACTTTCGGAGCATTACTCTGACTGCCCGGCAAGAATATCTTGGACGCATGAGTATAATCACGCAAGTATGTTTGGCCCAAAATGTCTCTTTTAATTCCGGATACTACTCCGTCTAATGCACCCATTTATATTATCTCCTATAGTATTATTTATCTAAAGATAAAAGCCATAAAAAAACTGGGAGGCCCAGTTCTTTTAATGTTAAAATGTCTATAATTTAGACAGTTGTACCACCTGTTGTTAAGATGCCTGATTGTCCTACACCTGCGCCAGGTAAAGAATCTAATGATCCTTCCGATCCATTTGTTTGAACTGCATTGTCGAACTGGATTGTCAATGCAATGGACACCGCGTCAGATGTTCCATAGTTAAGTTGCTGATAGTTTGCTTGCTGTAAGAAACAACCTGCTACTGACCAGTTTTCCAAAACGTTTGGTGTAGTAACGCCGTTACCACCATCTAAGATTTGAATTTCCATTTGGAACTTGTAGTCTGAACCAGTTGGGGCAGAAGACTGCTCGTAGAAATCTAATTGACGTTGTAACTGTGCGCCAACTGCTTGAGATACTAAACCTGAAGCATCATCTCTGACGTTGAGAGCAAGGGTTTGCCATGTGTGCTTACCAGCTAGATAAACACGTGAATTATATGCATTCAATGTAATCTGATCGAATTGAACTTGTGGTCTAGCACAATCAATTACTTGTCGTGTAAGGGAAAGTTCTTCGTTCGTTGCACCTATATTACCAAACCCAACAAAGTTCACCCGGAACCTATATTGAAGTTTCGGCATCAATAGGCTTTGATTACCGGTTGCGTCATCGGTATTAACCGATAGTTTTGCTAATGTCTCTGAGGCTGATGCCATGTTATTAATCTCCTAATATTAAATATATCTATATATATTTATCTTTTAAAATCAAAGAGGCCGAAGCCTCTTTGATATTTCTTATGAACCTGATAATTCGCCAGTGTTGAATATTCTAACTGGAACATAGATGAATTCAGCCGCCTTGACTGGCTCCACTGCTATGTCGATCCAAAGTTCATTTCTATCTATTCTTGCTGGTGTATTGTTAGATGAATCACAAACAATTGAATAGTCATACAAACCACGTGTTGAAACTAGATCCTGGAACAATGACTCTACTACTGATGTAATAGACTTTCTTGTTTGAGCATCGTTTGGTTCGAATACGAATGGTCTCGCCGCTAATATCAATTGTCTACGTATGTAAGCAATCAATCGTGCTACGTTGATTCTATCAAGTGCAGATGATGAATTGAATGATGTTTTGTTACCATAGTTCAATAAACCATTACCTGTGAAGAATACCATTGGGTTGATAAAGTTTGTGTATAACACATCTCTGATACCAATGCGTGTTCTTATTGCTTGGAACTCGCCCTCTGCATCAAGATAACCAATGTTTGCCGCATTGTCAATAAGTCCACGTCTAGTTCCCGCTGGAGCTAACCAAGGATAAGCAACATTATCGTTACGCAACATTGTTCTTATCATCATGTGTGATGATGGAACAGCCACTAATTTACCTGCTAAGTCAGTAGTGATACCCGATGGATAGAATAGACCCATGTAAGTATTTCTAGTTACAAGTCCGTCTTCTCCTGTAGAAGCCGCTAACGCTGTGTTAGTTGCCCAAGCCTGAATTTCAGTTGCATCATCTTTAAGTCTCATTGGAGTATCACCAACAATGTAAGATGTCTCACCTCTGTCAGAGTTCAACGCAATCATATTGGGTTGTAGTTCTGGGTAGTTCGGAGATGCTTGTAAATTGAAGAAGTTATCTTCATCTCTGATAGCCGTATTGCTGTCTATCGCTGACCTCATTGACTGTACAACCATTGCTCTTTGTGCTTTACGACCTGCATACATAGCGCCGTTTGATTGTTCGCCTGAAGCAGTTACCCATGCATCCTTCTCAGAAGGAAGAACTTTATTTGGGAATCTGTCAGCATTAAACCAGTTAACTCTGTACTGTTTTACATTGTAACTAGAACGTCTTGTGTTCCAAACTAACATACCTTGTGGGTAGTTTGCTTCTGAAGGAGCATCAATATCTGCGTAATCACTTGATAGCAATGAGATAACAGTTGGAATTGGATCATTTGCTGGGTTAGTTGTAGCATTAGTTGCCCAACGAACGTCATTAAACAAAATTCCAGATGGATTAGTTTGATCTGAGTTGTCTATTAACACCCATTCATCAGTTGCTGATCCGCCACCTACTTGAGTAATTTGTTGATATCTATACAGAAGAGGATACCGTTCTAAATCAGCAGTGCTTAACCAAAGATCGCCGTATACTAATGCTGATAAGCCAGCATTATCTTGTGTAGTCGGCTCAGTCGCACTTACTAGTGGACCATTTGCATTAGTTGCGTTAGCTACTGATGGGCTAGGTAATCCATTTGCATCATATCCTTGATTTTTATAACCCTTCCATCCGCCACCGTAGTTTACCATAATATCAACTTGATCAGTTGATGAGTAATACCAGTTAGCCATGTTAGTTGGGACTGCTGTTGGAGCGCCTTCGTTCGCTGTCAATGAATTCGCGCCTGTTGTAGTAACAGAAAACTCTTTCCAGTTAGACAATTGAACTGTAAATGCGTTTGCACCTACACCTGAGAACCAAGTATAAGAAGTAACTACGCCAGCATTCACAGAAGAAACAACAACGACTAAATCATTAGCTGTTGTAGCTCCACCTAAGCCAGAGCCTAAGAACGTAACTTGATCTCCGACTGCATGACCAGTACCACCTGAACCAACACTTGTTGGTTCGAAAGTATAGTAGCCATAATCGTTTGATACAGCAATGTTTAAGCCTGCGCCTGACCCTGTAGTTGAACTTTGTGTTACAGAGAATGAAATATCATTTCTGAATGGTCCAGGTTTGCATCCGACTGTTGCATCTTCGAATCCTGCTTCTAACCAGAGACCAGAAGATACACCGGTAGAATCAGAAAAATCATCTAATACAATAACTCCACCTGCTGTGTGAGATAGTGTTATAGTTCCGTCATCATTAACTGTCGCTGATGTATAAGGAAGATTCATTGATTGCCATGAAGTTACAAAGTCTGTTGCATCAGTGTTATTTGCTAGATTAAATGTGTACTTAGTACTTAGTGCAGAAGCGCCAGGTGTAGTAATTTGAACAGAAGCAACGTAAGGACCAGATGTAAAGTCAGGAGTCGTATTAGTACCCTGAACTGTAGTTGCACCTGTTGTGGCTCTGTAGAAATAGTAAAGTGGGCTAGCTAAGTAATCTGAATCAAATCCATACTGTGCATAAACACTACCAGCTGGTATTGCTTGTCCGCCTGTTGAGTCTGAAGCATAAATCTGTGCCCAGTCACTTGAAGCAAATGTTGGTGTCTTTGCAGTATATGATATAGATGTTGAATCATACTCTGAGATAACTGGCTGTAAGCCAGTTCCTGCTACTTTAACCCAAACAGATCCAGTTGGAGCTGGTGCAGCCTGCCCAACTTGCCATGATGGTTGTTGAGCAGATGTGCCGTAGAATGCTTTAGGTTGAAATCCAGTTACTGTAGTACCAGTAAATCCTAAATCAGCCATAATGGTGTCGCCGGAGCCTGCATCGTTAAATCTAACGTAGTAAGGATCGACTGTGCTTCCACCTGTTTGAGCAGAATAGATAGTAAGTTTACCAGACTCTACTGCCGCTGAGATCCACTTCCAATTCAATGCATTAATCTGTGATGCTAAGTCTGCTACAGTGTTGTTAGGTGCTGCCGAAACAGTAAGCACTGCACTGTTTGTTCCGTTTAGAACGAAAGTAACAGTATCAGTAGCTGTTAGTACAGGATCTGAAACTGTACTTTGAAGTGCAGGATGAGCAGAAAGCCATCCTGTACTTCCTATGCCTACCCAAGTGTTAGTGCGATCTTTGTACCAATAAGTTGGTGCAGTAGATGAATTTGGTAATGTATAATCAGGGATTGATACAATTGCATAATCACCGATATTTCCGATTGATGATAATGGTGCGCCAGCTGATACTAAAGTAGATAGTGATATAACAGTTGGTGCCGTTGCAGTAAATGCGCCGGTTGTTGCATTAAATTCGTTAATTCCCCAAGTAGAACTAGTTGTGTCTAACCAGTAAGAACCGTTTTTAGGAGCTCCTGTTGGGCGACCTGTTGATCCCACTAAACTAGCTAGATCAATGTCTGCTCTTAAACAGAAAACTTGATTAGAAATACCAAGTGCTGAGTAAGCCGCTAACAAACCGTATTCATTTAATTCATATCCTTGAAGTGCTGTTCCGCTTGCTGAAGAATAGAAGAATGGGTTTCCATATAAAGTAACCAGGTCGCGTTGACTTGTAACTCTATACATTTTACCTGCATTAGCCGCAGTGGTTGCCGCCGCTGTGCCGGTACTTGTTGGGTCCGCTTTGTTTTCTGCTGTTGCTAAAACAATAAATGGGATTGATGCAGGAGCCCCTGCCAGATATTGACTTTCATCAATTATCGATACTTGTACGCCTGGTGATGTTAGTGCCATAATATTAGTCCTTTTGTATGATTGTGAGGGTTACACCCTGTGTTTTTCATACTATTATTTATCTCGGAATGAAAAAAATAGCGGATAACGACACCTTCGAAGGTATTTCATAAATACGTATATGTCAGTGTCAAGACCAATATGCAAAAAATGCAACAAAAATGTATGTGCCGTCAATTATATAAAGAACGGCACTCGACATTATCGGAGCATATGCGATACCTGTGGGAAGAATAATCCTAAGAGGGCGACTGTATACTTGTGGCAAAAAGCAGGATACAAGAAAGATACTACTTGTTTTCTTTGTGGCTTTCAGGGTTTATACTCTAGCCAAATGACAGTGTTTCATATAGATGGTAACCCACAAAACACAGATTTTACAAATCTAAGAACGATCTGCTTAAACTGCGTCGAGGTTGTTAAGAAAAAGAACGTATTGTGGATACGTGGAGATTTAACTGTAGATTATTAAAACAATCGGCGCTCTATGTTTTTATGCAACTCGTCTATTGTGCCATTGTTATCAATCTTATAATCGTACTCTACGCCAATGGCGCTGTATTCACTTGCATGTACATTGAAATTGGTTAACTCAGCCAATGCTTGTGGGTTACTTGTCAGATTATAATCTCTTGCAAATGGTAGCCATAGCGGTTGTTCACCTCGTTCAACTCGAATAGTGAAACCACCAGCATTTTTGATTGAAGTAAATTCATTTTTAAAACGACAATCAGTGATGACAATATTGTCGGTTGTAGCTCGCATTTTATTATCTACAGATGCTATCCAGATATCATCGTGAAAGGTGCGCCTAGCTACTTCTGTTCCCCAATACTGCAAAACCCAACGAGGAGTTAAATCTGGCATTTGTAATCTATTTGACCACCATACATCGACTTCTTCTCGCCATTCTCTACTGCGTGGTGTGGTACCTTCTAACATTTCTCGGTCCCAACCAAAAATTGAGGAAATAGAATCTTTGAGGGCGCCTGCATAACTGAGTCTAGTGAAACCATGAACGTCGATGAGATAATCAGCGGCGGTATCTTTACCACTGCCCATCAAGCCTGTAATACCTACTATCATTGATAATCCTTTATTTAGATAGTCATATTAGAGTATATTGAAGCGAAAGTCAAATGTTTTGGGTCTAATCTACTCTACCCATTCAGATACAAGGGTCTACGTTTTCTAAATCAGTGGTTGTAATATCAATAGTGTCGATATGGCCTTTAAACGGCATCATGGATGCGATATCCCCACATTCAATTCCGATATACCAAATATTGTCTGTGAATTGAATACTGTTAATCACCTTAGATGCTAGCCTTGAACCCAAGTGAGTGGCTGTGAGTAATCAACATAGTCTCTGAGGTCTTTCAGGCATCTTTCTTGCTCTGCTTTGCCTTCTGCTTTCATAGCGGCACCGTTTAGAGCAGTACCACCACCTGGACCTTGAATAGTCGAGAACTTTTCACGTGCTTCACCAATGATAAGTTTGAGTGTTCCTAATGTGAAATCATATATCCAAGGTGTGATGCCTGGATCTTGTAATAACGAAGTTTCTGGACGAGAAATGTCAGCCCATATAAGAATTTGTTCTCCAGAGCCTTTAAAATCTCTGACAAGTCTGATTTGTTTGGTTACTGAATCGAATGTATAAACTACAAAGCCACCGAACATTCTTGCGGCAAGTTCTACATAGCTTGCATAGAAGTCATATGTTGCTAAACCACCTGAATGGTTATAGTTCAATAGGTATGTATTTAAGATGGCGCTTGAGAATGGATCGAATGACGATGCGCCTGGCCCAGTCTCTAAACCGATTGTTCTTCTGAATACTTGCCTGACATTAATAAACTCTGACGGCAACGTGTATGTATCTCTATCTCTTTCTACTGTTAGCAAAGTGTAAGTTTCCTGCACCGAGTTCTCTGCTCTTTGTCTATAAGTAAGTACAGCATATTTATAGGCTTGTTCGTAGTGATTTGGATCAAGTTCTATATCGATGATACCGTCACCTAAACGCATGCGTAGGTTTTCGAACATGTCTTCTTTAAGTTGCTCAAGATTCTCGTTGTTTGGTACTGCTAAGTTATCGGCTGCCATAAAAATATTTCCTGTTACGAGTATTTATCTCTGGTGAGCCTTTAAGATAATGATATGGTCGTTGAAGCGACCTGTTGGTCTAATGCCAACAGATTTGATCTTGTCGAAGTAAGTCCTTGCGGCTGGCTTGCTCCCCATTACTTCTTTGATTTGTTCATGAGGCTTGCGCAGAGTTTTGATCTGACTCTTTACTTTATCAAAGCCTAGCAATGTGTTGCCCTTGACAAACATTTCTCCACCTAAATCGTCTGCTACATAATGATGCAGTTTACGTTTTCCTGTATCATATACCCATGCTTCTTTTGATAGATGCAGTGCAGTTGGTTTGACGCTTTTCAGCTTCAGTTGATCAGTGGTGAATTCTTTTAAATATTTTAACTTAGATACAGCCTTCTCGGGAGAGATAGGCTTAGTCTTGCGTTTTGTCCTAGATTGAATCTTGAGAGTAGCATATGAATTTAACGTGCTTATGATGTGATCATAAAGAATTACACTTTGTTTTAATTTTGTTTTAGTGAGATGTTCATATCCCTCAACTAACTGGTCGTCTTTGCCTTTTATTACTTCGATAAACTCAAGCTTTTCTTTTTCATATAACAAAACTAATTTGGGTATATGTTGTGCTAAAGGACTGTAAAGATTAAGAAATTTCATTATACTCGATTGTATCATGGGCACATCTAGTTTACGTTTATTTTTAAACCATTCATCGATCAAACCATCAATTTCCCCACCAGCCTCAAGTAACTTGTCATTCATAATGTCTTGAATCGAGGGCCGATTCGGGTTGTCACTGGTCTTCTCTTCTTTTTCTTGTTTAATTTGCAAACCGCGCTCTACCCAATCGGGCCTTTGCTTTTCAACATAATCTCTATTTGCTTGTGGCAGATAGCCTACTTTTGTTTTGAAGAAGACAGCTTCAGATTGAGTACTGAATGCCCAGTCTGGATTTCGAAGAATGACCTCAATATCTTTGTCAGGCCAACCAGATTCCTCTTTTATCCATGCTCTTATGATTGTAATTTTTTTCTTATCTGCGATCTCAGTACGAATAAAGTACTGACAATCCTGATATGCTTTTGCTTGTGCATCTGGGTCGGTGATAGATTGATAGTCTGTCCACTTCGGTTCTGGGGTAAAATAAACCGGCTTTCCTTTTCTCTTTGCCATTAGTATCCTCTGCTAATTTTAATACGTACTTATATATCTCGCGAATTATACGTTATATTTTTTTACAAAGCAATATCTTTTTTCCCCAGAATATGTACTTGGCATTCTTTACGATAAATATATATATGCCTAGACTCAGTTTATACAGAGAAGAAAAACAAAACGACTACCGTTTTTTCGACAGAAATATTTCTGAACAAATGACTGTGGGCGGTACGGACTTGTTCGTACACAAATATCTTGGTCCTGAGGACCAAGGTGCCTCAGCAGATTTCAGTCAACCACAATATGATGCATTAAACCCAAATAACATACAAGATTTACTGTTCCTAGAGAACAGAGATAGAAAGTATGCAAAAGATATTTACAGATTACGTGGTCATTATAATGTACAGAACTTAGATTTTGACCTGAGCCAATTCGGTTTATTCTTAAGTAATGATACTATTTTTGTAACTATTCATTACAATAATATGATTGACATCGTTGGTAGAAAATTAATGGTCGGTGATGTCATTGAGTTACCTCACTTGCTTGACTACGATGGTCTTAACGAGACATTCCCAACTGCACTGAGAAGATTTTATCAAGTTACGGATTCGAACTACGCAAGTGAAGGATTTGCGTCTGATTGGTACCCGCATCTTTGGCGTATTAAATGTGAGAAAATGGTTGATAGCCAAGAGTTCTCTAATATCCTTGAACAACCAACCGACATCGACAACTACCTAGGAGATTGGGATATAACATCAGATTATCCACCTGGATATGTAATTACGTTCGGTGATAAAAATTACACATCATTGCAAGAAGTACCAGCTGGTACTAAACCTGGTGCAACTGACCCTGATCTATATTGGGAACTAGACGCATCTAATACATTAAAAGATGTATTAGGCCGTTACAACGAAAATATTAGAATCAATGATGCTGTACTAAAAGAAGCAGATCGGATTCTACCGAAAGCAGGATATGACTCCTCGAAGTTTTACATTATCCCTACTTATGGATTGTACGAAGCAAATGGTGTTTTGTCTCAGAAAGAGAATCAACCGGCACCGCCGACTGATGTTCGAGCATGGATGCCAGGCAATTCACCATTATCAGCAACCGGCCAAGTAGTGACGATGAAAAGTGCTAACTATAGAAACGCATCAACTGGCATAAAGATACCAAAAGAAGTGCTTGAAGTTATGCAGTCTAAAATGAAGGGTCAAGATATTGACCTAGATCAGGTGATTGCTAAATTCGTAGAAGCAAGCTTATCGATAATGATTGAAGCACCAGAGATGTCTGCTACAGGCTCAGGAGCACTAGAAGGTACTAAATTATTAGCAGTTAATATTTCTGGACCAGTTACTGGTCCATATGGTACGGCTGATAACACTTATGCAACGGCAGACCAAGATCCTGAACAGTCAGGCTTCACAGGTACTGAGCCATATGGTCCTAACACAATGGACTATAGAGCAGATTGTGATCCTAGATTCCAATTCATTGCTCGTTCTACGCCAAAGTCATTTGGTTACACATCAGGATACTTAACTGGTGATGGTACTGCCCCTAATGGCTTGCCGACTGGTGCAGGAATCTCATTCCCATCATCACCTACAGTAGGATATTACTTCTTACGAATCGATTACTCACCGAATGTATTGTATCGTTGGTCAGGAACACTCTGGTTAAGAGTGGACGAGAATGTTAGAACTGAAACAGGCTATACCTCGGTCGATAAATCATTGCAATCTGGATTTATTAATAACGATGATAATATTTACATAAATAATGATGAAGGGAACATAGCATCTGCACAACCGCTATCTTCACTCTTAGACTTAGCACCAGATGACAATCCACCAAGTGACGGAACATAATGGCACAATATTTTTACGATAATCAGATAAGAAGATTTTTATTACAGTTTCAAAAAATCTTTAGTGAATGGTATGTTTCTAACGGAAAGGATCCAAACGGTAATCTCATCTTACGGCGTGTACCAGTTCAATATGGTGATGCGAGTAGGCAGGCTGCTACTATTATGGCGAATAATTCTGCAAGCAATCTGCCTTCGGCTCCACTAATGACATATTTTATTAATGGACTCGAATATGATCAGAAACGCACACAAGAGCCTTATTTCGTAGAGAAACAAAACATAAGACAAAGATCGTTTGACAGTGCTACTGGCTCTTACGAGACAACACAGGGTCAGGCATTCACTGTTGAGAAACTAATGCCGGTACCGTATACATTGAGAGTACAAGTTGATATTTGGACAACTAACTATCAGCAAAAACTAGAAATAATTGAACAGTTAGGAACATTATTCAATCCAAGTTTAGAAATTCAAAGCACCGATAATTTTGTAGATTGGACTTCATTGTCAGTCGTTTATCAAGATGGGTTAACATTCTCATCTCGTAGTATTCCGCAAGGCACAGGAAATCCAATCGATGTGATGTCCTGGAAATTTTACATACCCATATGGTTGACAACATCGGCAAAACTTAGAAAGTATGGTGTCATTAACAAAGTTATTGCTTCTATTTTTGACGGCAAGACAATTGAAGATATGGATAACGATGACTTGCTTATGGGAACTAGACAGAAAGTATCACCGTACGGTTATCAGTTATTGTTTATAGGCAACTCATTGCAGTTACTGCCACAGAACGAAACAACTGCCTTAGTACCCAATGATTCATTAGATGCACCAGTCAATCCAGATACTAGTATCTTTTGGACTGCACTATTACAAGTATACGGAGCATATCGTCCAGGTATTTCTCAGATATGGCTAGTAAATCCATACATGGACCATGAAATTGTAGGTACAATAGTAGTTGACCCGCTGGATGATAGATACTTGATATTTAGTGTTGATCCAGATACATTGCCGGCAAACACATTGACACCAGTTAACAGTGTTATTAATCCACAGATCACTGGACCGAATGCCGGTCTGCCAGGACCAGTAATCGGAGTTAGATATTTGTTAGTAGACAGTATAGGAAGTGATTCATCCTCTTGGGGGACAATCATAGGAAGTGTCACTGGAGAATCTGAAATACCCCAAGCAATAATTGCAACTGCTATGGTCTCTGGATCAAAATACATGATTGCTAGTGTAGGTACATCTAATTTTGCTCAGTATAGTGCGGCAACAAACACAATCGGCACTATCTTCACGATGAATAATGTACAGCCAGCTGGTACCGGTACAGTGTATAATGTTGTTACAGCACAAGCAAATGATATTCTACAATTCAACGCAGATATTTCGAAATGGTTTGTTTCATATGATGCAAATGTAAATGAAGATCAAGTCGATTACGTAACTAATCTAACTACACAGATTCAATATAGATGGGCGGCAACACCAGAAGATCCTGACCATCCAGCAAAGGTGGCGGCATGGATGAAGTCTTACGAAGGTTACTATGGTGAAGGTGATTACAGCGTAGTTATTTAAGGCACCTTTGTTCACCTAATAAATAACTGTATGATCATTGTTAATCAATCCGCTGGCATCTTTTTTTACAGTAAATCTACTCATCGATTTTTATATCTACTTAGAAATGAGAACAAGAATCCTACATGGTCTATTCCAGGCGGCAAGATCGAAAAGAACGAAACTTTGCTTATCGGGTTAAAAAGAGAATGCAACGAAGAAATTCAAATTTGGTCTGATGATTTTAAATTAGTACCAATTCAAAAGTTTGTCAATAATACATTTGCATATCATACATTCTTTTGTGCAATAGAGAATGAATTTACACCTATCTTAAACGATGAGCATTGTGGTTACGCTTGGGTAGGAAACAACATGTATCCCAAACCATTACATCCTGGCTTGTTTTCCACTATTAATATTGATAATGTAGTAGAAAAAATGAAAGTATTAACTTCCTTATAGACATCCAAAAGAATGGGGACCGAAGTCCCCATTCTTAAACGTCATATCATTTGTTAGGGTGACATAAAAGATTCAATACCTGAATATCCTAGCCCACCAAGTACAACACCTGCACCCATCATCATCCATCTCCATTTTTCAAGTCCTGCTACTTTGTTCGATATCTCAGTATAAGAATTAAGGTTTATTAATTGAACCTCTTTCAGTATCTGAAGCGTACTTTCACTGTACTTGTCTATTTTTTCTGATACTTCTTTAACGTCTGCTCTCACATCAGCTAAAGATGTATCAAATTTAGAATCCAAATTTCTGAATTCAACTTGGAGGACTGCGATGCTAGATTCATTCGCTCCTACTCTCTGTGCATTATTTTGTGCCATTACCTAATTCCCTTTAAGTTGTTAGATTATGCAAATGCAATAATTGGCTTGTTAGAACCAGTCTGAGAGTACTGTTGGAATGTACCTGTCGTTGCACCAGTTCCGGCATTAGTCGCTGTAAAGATCGCGTCACTTGCAAAACCTGTACCTGAGCCTACACCAGTTGCAGTAAAGATAGTACCTACTACACTATCATCAGCACCGATAAGTGTAAAGTCTGTAGTGCCTGCCGTTGTAATGATGTAAGACTTTCCTATTGTATATCCTGTCGCGGCCGCAACACTTGTTGAACCAACTGCTGTTAGTAATGCCGCTGTAGTAGTGCCATCTGAAATAACTGCGTATCTAGTACCCGAAACAATTGCCGGGTAAGCAATAGCCGCTGGTGCCGCTACGAATGTTGCTTGCATGCCTGGGTTATATGCGGCAGTAACTGTAGTGCCTTCAGCATTAGTGAATGGCAATCCATTAACATCAGAGATTGATTGTGCAAAGGATGTAACACCCGCAAGTCCACCAGCATTACCTGTTGATGCTCTGTATGTACCTGAAATACTCATTTCATTTGCATTCAATGTTGCTCCAGCACCGTCAACTAATGTACAAATTCCTGAGTTACCTGCTGAATTCTGTACTAAGTATTTTCTTTTGCCTTTTTGACGTAGAATGAAAGAATCCGCATCATCGTTTGCGCCATAGATTGAAGCCTCGTCGTATGCTGTAAGATTAGAAACAGCGCCTAGAGTTAATTTTTCTATGTTAGCGGGAGTTGTTACAGTTGTAGTAGATAGTGCTAATCCTGCTCCATTTCTAGTTGCTGAGACACTGAATGTAGTCGCACTTGGGATTGTTAAAACAAAGTATGTTGTGTTTGCTGTTAGTCCACCGATAGTTGCTGTAAACCAGATAGGAGCAAATAGATCAAAATCCGCAGTCGAAGCGCATGTAATTAAACCTGTGCCTGCTGAAGAACTTGCAGTGTTTGTTGCTACTACATCTACAGAACCCACTGTTCCTAATTCTAAGTTAAGAGAACCAGAACCTGAATAAAGTACTGTACCTGTACCTGCGCCAACACCAGTTGCTACAAAGACTGTACCATGATTGTTGTTTTCTGCACCAATTCCTGTAAAGTCTGTAGTGCCTGCGTTACTAATAATGTATGAATATCCAACAATAAGATCACCTACTACAAATGGAACATTATCTTGTGTAAAGCTTTTTGACAATTGCTCGCCTACTGTTGCATTAGTTGCAAAGTCTGCGTCTTTGTCACCGAATACGTCTGCTGACGCGGCATCGAACCAATACCTGCCTGGAGCCGCTACAGCAATGGCCGAAGTCACTGTAAGTTGTGAACCAAATAATGATGTGTCTCCACCAACTACACCCATTTGAGGGCCTGTTGCGTTGCTAGGCGTCGGGTATCCACTACCTGATATTGCTACTGTAGTAGCTACTGCTATTGCGCCACTTGCAGTAGTAACAGGTGATCCGCCACCTGGCCATTGTGGACTTGTTGTGCCGGCTGCTGGTTGCATATCATCTGGTGATAATCGAAAGGGTACGAATGTTGTGTCAGAAAGTACTTCACCTACATAGTAAGTAGTACCTGCTGTTAGTCCATTTTGAGTAGTTGCAACTAAGAATTTGTCGCCAACTTGAAGGTCTGAATTTGTCATAGTTTTAGTTGCAGGTTTTAATCCGCCTGCGGCTACTGTGATAATCGCTTGTCTATTAGTGCCAGCGGCTGTTGATGCGCCGATACCAGTAATACTAAACGTTTTGGTAGCTTTTGTGATTTTTAATCGATTTGCCATTTTGTTTTTCTCCTAAGATTTGAGTTTGAGACGTTCTAGGTCGCACGTTCGGGGGCAAACCCGCATGAGATTGTTTATTTGAGTTTTCGAATAAACGAGAACAATCAAATGTATTTATGATTAGTTTGAGATTTTAGCTATTTGTACTAGAGTCGGCCGACTGCTATTTCTATAATACCAAGATCAGTGTCCGTACGTGCTTGAATTGCTTTACCTATAACAACACCTGGTTGCATACTGGTTACTACATTGTACCAAGCAGTTGCATGTCCTGCACCATCAGAGACCATCATGTCTCCTTTCTCACATTTGCCTGTTACTTTAGTCGGTACTCGCCCTTGTAGAGCAACCGCAACTTTAAGTCCTGGACAATCGTCGTTCATGACATATGCTGGTGAAGTGGTAACAATACCAGCTACTCGTTGACTGCATTCAGTAGCAGAAAGATGAACTTCTTTTTCGCCACCGAAATCTAAAACTTGCCCAGATTCGTATTCACTATCACCTTCATAGTACTCAGCCAAATCCGCATATGTTGCAGTAAGGCGTGAGCCTGATGTCAATGTCCAGTTACCCGTGATCGAACCCGCAGTGCCTGATGCACCTGTTGTTAATGTGTCTGCTTGTAATGTACCAGCTAATACATTCAATGCTCCACTGACAGTGAGTGAAGTAAGTGCACCGACTGATGTGATATTTCCTTGTGCCGCAGTTGTTACAGAGCCTGCTGTTGTTGCCAAAGCAACTGTACCTGATACGTTACCACCTGCTACTGCGTTTGCTGTTGTTGCAAAAGTTGCTAGAGTTGCTGAAGGAACAGTACCAGAGACGTTAGCTCCAGCTACTGCATTTGCAGATGTAGCACTTGTTGCTAATGCGACAGCACCTGATACATTTGCTCCTGCTACTGCGTTTGCTACTTGTGCAAAATCAACTTCACCAGAGACGTTTGCTCCTGCTACATTGTTTGCTGTAGTTGCGAAACTTACTGCGCCTGATACATTAGCTCCTGCTACTGCGTTTGCTGTATCCGCGAACGGCACTTCACCAGTTACATTTGCGCCAGACAAAGCAGTTAAGTTTGCTCCATCTCCCGAGACATACGTGAATACTCCACCTGTACCTGCTACATTACCCGAAGTAATATTTCCTGTTACTGCTAACGATACTAGTGTACCAACAGAAGTAATTGCCGGCTGTGCCGCTGTATATACCGTACCTGAGACAAGTGAATTTGATACGTTTAAATTTGCTACTCGTGTGGTAGATGTGACAACAATTGGAGTTGTACCTGTTGCTACGTTTGAAAAAAGTCTTGATGATGTAACTGAACCAGTGCTGTTCAAGTTACCAACATTAGCGTTGCCAGTTAATGTTAACAATCCGGCTCCAGTAGAGTCGTATGTAAAGTCTGCATCGCCTTGTATTAAATTTGTGTCATTGTACAAAACTTGTGTATTTGTTGATGACCCTGCACTTGCCGCGCTAGTTGCGCCACCTAATGGAGATACTAATCTACCGCCCGTTCCATACATGCTAACAGAAAGACCAGAGACCGTCTGTAATGCAAATACACTACCAGCAACTCCGTTAGCTAACAATTCGTCTGAAACTGTGACAGAAGTACCTGATGCTGTTTTAATATAAAAAGTATTCGCGTTATCTAGGTTTGTTCCGCTGACATCACCGACAAATCTTGCTGGTATATTCAGGGCAAACAATGTCGCATCACCGACTGTGATAATATTAGTAGCAGTAGAAGTCGCAGTCATTGATGTGTTCGAGTAGGCAGTAAATCCAGATGTATCCACCGCAGTAGATAACGCTAGATCAGAGTAAAGTGTAAATGTATTTGATGTCTGCACGTTTGCATAATATGTGCCACCGTTGACCTCAGTCATTCCTGGACAGTTAGTAATCGTGACTGCCGCACCCGAGACTAGTGAACTGTTATCAGCAGTCGTGACTAAACCTGGATTTGCTTGTGAAATTGATTGAATGAATGCAGTTTCTGTGCCTTTTGAAGACCACGTAAGATTACCAAGACCATCAGTTTCTAAGACATAACCAGTTGATCCACCTGCGATTGATACATTACCTACTGCACCTAGATCGACTGTGCCACCAACAGTTCCACCCTTGTTGACCCAATTAGTACCATCGTATGCAAGTACTTGGCCATCAGCCACTGTATTTGAGATGTTTAGATTTCCGACTGCGCCGTCAATTTGACTAAAAGTAATAGCAGAATACGAGGTTAATACTTCAACATTCTCTAAGCCGCTAACTGTTTTACCAATGAAAAGTCTTCTGGCATCAGATGCCCAGGCCATTTCTGCTTCCACTAGTTGAGGTAAGTCAACCAGGTTACCTGCTCGTTGTTGAAGTTTAGAGATTTGAATAATAGCCATAAGTATAACTTTCCTGTGATTATACTTATTTATCTTAGAAATTTTAGAAAGCTAGAAGACTACAGAAACTGGGTATAGTATTGATCTAATTTCTTTAACCACAGTTGGTGATACCTATCAAACTCATTGCCTTGGACAATAAATTCTTGGTATTGGTAATCTTTACTACACATAAAGATAACACCTTTGCGTATTTTTGTGCCGTAGAGTTCGTTGTGAGCATCAGCGTAAGCGGTTAGCTGAATGAAGTACTCATCAATCCATTCACGCTTTTTGGGCTTGTTCGATTGTTTGTGATCCATGATAGCGTCATCACCTGCGTGTACACCGACTAAATCAGTGGTGCCAGCATAGATGTCAGGGAACCATAATGAAATTTCAGTACCCCAATACTCATCACAGTTTTTAAGTCCTTTACCAATAATCTCCCGAGCCATTTTATAACTTTGTTTACTGTATGGGTTTGAACCAGGAGTCCCTCTCACATCTGTTTTGATGTAGTCTTCGAGCCACTTGTGCATGCGTGTTCCACGACTTCCCGCTTCAAGAGTGATCGCTTCCGCTTGGGCATATCCAACTCGCTTGCGCCAGGCCTCTAATCCTTGTTTCTTTTCTTCTGATGAAGTGGCACTTAATATAGTTGTAACACTCGGAAGTTTCTGGCCGCCTGGAGCATGGTATTTGCGCGATCCATTGTAGTCACCTTTCTCAAGGATTTTGTAGGGATATTTAGGTGTTATCATGGTAGTTCAGCCTCGAGGTGTGGTTTACCCATCCAATGCATATCGAGCCAAGGCAAACCTAATTCATTTAGATAATAAAGATTGTGTAGCCACTGACTAGGCAATTCTTTTACTTCATCTACTTTTGTTCTGTCTATACCTATACGTCGAATACGATCACTTGCATTTGGTGCTACTACCATCGAGTCTCCTAATGTTGCATAGTCTTCTGTTATTACTTCTACACCGTCCCATCTAGCATTTATTTGCCGCAGGATATAATCTGCAAGGTATCGGTGTCCTTCTTCAGTCTCATGCAAGCATGAAGTTTTAGGTATATGGTGAGTGACTATATTAAAGTCTGTTAATTTATTACTATGAGTGTATATTTCAGCCTGTAAATTGTAATTATGTTGCCACATCCAGGACCGGACTGCACCATCTGTCTGTGGCATATAGTCACTTGCTAAGTGGTTAATCTTATAAGAATCTAACAATGCATTAATGCTGGCCCAGAGATGACATTTGTGTTCTTCTAGTAAATGGTATGCCCACTCATCAGTTTGCAACAATACTTCTTTATCAAGTGCCAACTTGTTGCCTGGGCTCGAATCAAGTAACTGATGCGCTTGGCTAATATTTCCCTGGACATCTGTGTGAGCATATATTTCTTGTCGTGCAGACTGAGAATATGCATGAATATATAACGGATTGTTATCATAGTATAAATTTTTATAAAAATATCGATTTGTGTGTCTATATATCGCGTCATTCCCTTGTCCAGGAATAGCTAGATTGACTAAAGGAACACCTAATTCTTTTGCTACTAGAGAAGGCCAAGCATCTTCTAGTGGATTAGGAATTCCATGACCGTAGGTATAACTACAACCATTGGCTACTAAATGAGATATCTTCAACTTCAAATTGTAAAGCTCTCTCCGCAACCACATCGTGCTTTTTCTATTGGATTGATGAACTCGAAACCTTCATTGAGTCCTTTTTTCTGATAATCAACTGTTATGCCGTCAAGCATTGTTTTAGCCTTGGGATCAATGAACACCGAGAAACCATCATAATCTGATCTGATATCTTCAGGCTCTATTATGTCAGCAAACTCAAGTTTGTAGGCATAACCACTGCAACCAGTCGTTTCAATACCTATACGTATACCAAAGCCTTTGCCCCTGTTGTCAAGGTGCATTTTAATTTTTTCTTTTGCTATTTGTGTAACGTCCATTAAAGTAATTGTCCTTATACACAAGTATAAAGCATTTCTTTACCTGTGTCTATTAAATTGGGTTAAATTTTGAATTCAGGTGATGTTTGAGCAGATTTTGCCATATTAGCAACTGTACTTTCACCATCAGATTTGCTATCATCTGGATCAATATTAACTGGCTCGTGTCCTTTGAAGACTATTTTGTCACCTTCTATATTTGATATGATTCCTTTAAGTAAAGGTTTATCAATCATTGTGTAGAGGTCTTGTACATCTAAGATGACACCGTTAGCTTGAAACAAATCTAATAAATCATCAACCATAAAATCGTCCGTATTGACTGTCTCGTCTTCTACGTGCTGTTGCAATTGATTAGATACTGCAATAATAGAGGCAACCTGTGCATCTTCTTCTGCAGGCTCAACAAATTCGAAAAACCTCATTGGGTCTTACCTTCTTGCTCTGCCGACTGGCCCTGTAGAAACGTCTACGTCAATATCTTCTACATCATCAATTGTTGGTCCGTCTATATTACCGACAACATCAACTGGTGCAGATACATCCATGTCATCAACAGCTACTTCACCGTCGCCCATGCCCATATCAATGTCTCCGTCAAATGCATCAATAACTTCGCCACCGGTGACACCAGATAATGCTTGATCAAGTTGACCTTTAACAGAAACTAAACATTGATTAAGTTCAGCTAGACCTTGGCCTGCTGTTTGATCAAATGCTTGTGCTTCATTGACACCAATTTCACTTTGAATACTGTCCGTAAGTGCAGGCATTTCTTTGACCAGCATATCAGAAACTTCTTCTAACATTTTTTGAACAGAATCAACCATGTCCTGTGCGGCCAAGATGACTTGAGAACGATTAACTTCTTCGTTTTCAGTGATTACTCTAGTTCTTGGTGTAGCAGGAACTGTTTTGTAATGCTCCCGGAGAGCCTGTTCCATGAACACCATTTTCATGTATGATGGATAGTCTGCACCAAAAGTGCGTGATTCTTTTGCTTCCTTGAGCAAACCTTTTAGCTTATTAAGCATTGTTTCGGTTTGTATTTTAGTAAGACCCTTTACTTTAAGATCAACTTCAAAGTTTTCTTTTAACGCTGTGACGGCGTGGCCTTTCTTCGTGTTTAAATCATTTAATTTCATAATCAGTTCCTAGTTAATCTGTACTTGTATTTATCATCGCCAGTAGAATTCCTGGTCTTTAGGTGCCGCTTATTTTTTTGTTTTGCAAAAATGGCGCGTTGTGTTTCTTTAGATGTATTTATATGTTTTGTTAACTGTATGACAATTTGTTTCTTTTTTTCTAAATCATGTTGCAATTTAGTCAATTGAATTAATCTATGATCAAGTGTATTACCAGAATTCTGGTATCCTTTTGTATGGATAGCAATATCTAAGTTAATACTTGCTAATTTACCATCTAATGTATAAACTTTTCCTGCGATCTCTGAGAAATTATTATGATGCAATACACAATATGTCGTGGCATTTTTAGCATTTGTAAATTCTAGGTCTTCTCCCCAATGAGGTTTGCTAACTACATAACAATTATCAGGTGTACTCCGAATACTGTATTCACCGAATAATTTGATACCGCTATCATCATTGCTGATATACGAGTGTTTTAACCCATCGAGCAATTCTGCTTTAAATAATTGCGTTATCTTATCCCTGTCTATTAGTTCACCTTTCGTCATCATACATGCTCCTCGAAGTAAATGTTGGCTAGTTCTGGTGTAGAGTCTAAGAAGTTAGGTAAACTGCTTAGGCATTCTGTGCCGACGGTTAGCATAGGTATCTCGTGACAATCGTTTATCAAATAACCAAGAGAATCAATGCCGTTATCAAATACAGAGTCCTGTTGAACCGAGAAATCAAATCGCCAATGCCAGAAATCTTTAAACGTGTCTATTAAAAAACCAAAATGTTTGGTTGCGAAGTATGGATCAAATTCTATTTTATGAGGATATTGTAGTAAGTCTGGTGTGCCACGAAGACTTATACACTGTAATATTGTGTCAAAATTTGCTTGTGAATTTCGTTGCATCGTCCACAACTCGATATTATCTCCCACAGGCTTTGAACGATTCAACACATTGGTGTTGGTAATATCAAATAGAGTATGACATGAAATTCTTTTCATATGACTATTTAGTAACCAAAAAAAAGCCCCTAATAAAAGAGGCTTCTTAATTTGTTACGTTGTTAGCTTACGCTTGTGCTAGACCACTAAATTCTGCACCACTCGCGGCTGTACATCCAACCCAACCGTTAAGTCCTAATCGAACATCAACCTGCAACGTAGCCGCATCATATGCCGCTGTTGGGTATACTGCGATAGCTAATAGATCAGAAGCCGCGTCTGTATACTCATAAATGTAGATTGTTGCTTTATTTTGAATTATATCAAAACCGACTTTAAGGTCAGCAGGAGTTAAAGCACCGGCCGCAGTGATTGTCCAATAGTCTAACTTGGGTCCTTGTGGTTGTACTGTTACGCCTGTAGTTGCAACGTTAACGCCGCCGTTAGTATAAGAAGTGCTGTCTAATCTTAATACTGGTTGAAAATCACCATTTGCTCTTGTAAATTGTGCCATTATAATATTCCTTTTTTAAAGACTCGTTCCGAGTCCTGTAGTTTGTTGTCCCTCAGCATGAGGTCCATACATTTATTTATGCTAAATGTAAAAAAACAAGGTTATAAGACTATCTTTTAGCGAGATTTTGAGCAGAAAAGCCCTGACGATTGACAAACTTAACACCATTTGCAACAAACCCTTCATGGGTCTCTGTGCCATCATCTAAAAACCCTTTAACCGGGCTGGCCTTAGCGGCCTGATCTAGTTGGGCAATGATATTTTGTTTTAGATTATATATTGCTATCCAAATCTTAAATGCGCCAGCAACACCGGCTTTATGGTTATTGAAATGAGTAGTAATTTTAGTTCTCATCGAGTCTGTCATTTTGCGGTTTTGTATAAAATCTGTAAAACCACTGTACATGTTTGACAAATCTTGAGAGACAATTTTCTTGTTAACGTATACTGTAAACAGCATGTTAAATGAGTTGCGGGACTGAGGTGCTGCCTGCATGAGAGAATGCACAGCATTAGCATTTGTGGCAATCTCTTGTTCTGCTTTTCCTTTAAGATCAGTTGGCATTTTGATGTTAGGCGTGATCGGCATTTTGCTAGGAACAATTGCTACGTCTGAATTGTCCTTGAGAGTACCTATTGTACCGTCAAGTGATTCTGCTTCATCAATTGATGATGCAGTTGCCGGAATAAACTGATGTACTGCAATACCAGCTTTTTTATTTGCTAACAATTTACCAACATCACTGTCTGCGGTGACTTTGTATGCGATGCCATTTGGATTTCCCTTGAAAGAATACTCGCCGTTAACTGCGGTGAGAGGTTTAGAAAATAACAAGTCTCCCCAGTAAAAACCTAACGTGCCTCGATCACTTGCTTCTAGTCCTGACCATATTCCATTAATAATATTGTACAAGTCACCTCTGTTTACTCCACGTGCTACATCGTATGCTTTAAATTCTTTAGGAGAGAATACTTGACGACCAGTACCATCTCTCTTATTGAACATATGCTTGTCCATAACAGAGAATCTACCGTCTGTACCACGACCGAAGATCAGGGCAGGATAACCATCCCATTTGATTGTTATATTGTTTGGATTGTTTACAGTCTGTTCTATTGCTGAGATAGCTTGTTTTGCGCCGGCGATATCATCTAAAAATACCAAGTCTTCTGGGTGGTCCAAGTGTCCTTTGCCCTCAACTATACTGATCGCGTTTAATTTTTTTGTTAAACTGGCGAGTGACTCGGCAAGGTTCATAATTACTTCTTCAGATTCTTCAGTTTTTCTGCTCGTTTGGCTGACTCACTGAATTTCTCTCTTGGAATTACTCTTTTGTATGCTGGCTCATCGTAATCAATTCGGTCGCCTGTATTGTCTGCGGCATCGTGATCAATCGGTCCATCTGGAGCATTGGGTGGCAAGATAGTACTGCCAGGTACTGAATTCTTTGCGCCTTTTGGCACTACACTTTTTGATGCGGCCCAGCCACCGTTGCCTAACTGAGTTACAAGATTTCTGTCAATATTAGGACTGTTTGGATTAGTACTGTTGTTATATGCTACTGCTATTTGATCTATTATTCGAGACAAAGCAGGTTTATGCGCAGTGTAATCAACCCCTTGCATATATTGTCCAAGCCATTGCGCGATATATGTCTTTATATCCATTCCTGCGGATGCGGATGCTGTATTTTCAGATGTCATGATGACAGTTTCGAGTATTTGATTTAATCTGTTATAATTTTCGTTTGCTGTTGCAATAATTGGTGGCTGAATCAAGCCGGATTGCAATCCACTTTGTATGGAACCTATTAAATCACTTGAAAAATCGTCAAGAAAGATTTTCTTTGATAATTTTGTAGCACGATTCGTTCCGCCTTTAATACTAGGTGCTTTTTCTGCGCTCTTGTCGTTACCAAACTTAAATATACCGGCTTCTGTGATTACATCATCGAACTTCATTGTATTACCCTTGTATTTTTTTCATCGTCTTAGAAAAACGAGTTTTATCCCTTCCTTTAATAGCACTTAATAATTTTTTCTCTAACATATCAGCGTCATCCTCGCTAAAGTTTTTCTCAATGAATTCTAATAGATTAACTGCACTAGTAATGATATTGCTACCACGAGACTCAACCAGATGAGGAATGTCGCGGTTAACACCAATGGATTCAAGTTCTTCTAATAGACTTCGGGTTTTCTTTTGCATAAGTGTATTTTCCTTAGTACTATTTAGTCTTTAGTGCCCATATGGGCATATTATTTGTCTTTTAGAGAGTTCAACAATGATTTTAATTTAGTACTTTGAATATCACCGACAGGTTTTTTGTTCGATGGCTCTAATTGAGCATGTACTAACTCATCCGTTGCTCCAACTGCTGAAGTTGTCTTGAATTTTTCCATGAGAATTTGTGCGGAGTTCCGTACCGGTGCTGGCAATGCAGGTGAGGATGCTCCATATGCGGTTGTGCTAGTTGCCCCTGGGTCGGTAATACGCAATGTTTCTGTGTCAAATGCTAGTTCTACTGTTTGTCCTACTCCAGAACTCGATCTAGTTTTCATCAACTGTATTTGATATCGACCGCGTTCTCGCATACTACGACTAGTAAAGATACCAAACACATTATCAGCAGTATGTATTTTAGAGATGCCTCCAGAGATGTGACTGTGATCAAATTCGAGTTCTTCTACTGCCCCTCTGTTTAACTGTGATGCTGTTACAAAGATTATATCAAACTCTTTTGCAAGGTTACGAAGTTCTTCAGAGACATATTTGTCTTTAACAAACAAGTCACTCGGAGATACCTTTGCACTAACAGGCATTAGCAAATCTAAGTAATCGACACACAAGAAATCTATTTTCATGCCAGTTTGTATTTGCAATTCTTTGACGTATGCTCGAATATCGTTTGCTGTTGATTGTGCCGCAAGATACTTAATTCGAAAGTTGCCGGATACTTTTTGTTTCATCTTCACTTTCATCTCGACATTATCTAAATCTTTAAACACCTCTTTTGTTTTTGTACCAGTTATCATTGAGTCAACACGCATTGCTGTTAATTCCTCACTTAACTCAAGTGTGATGAATGCCCCTGACTTGCCCTGTAATAACCAGTTAACTGATAGATTTTGCATCATCAACGATTTACCTGAACCGGAGCCACCAGCGAAAATCTGTAGTTCGCCTTTGTTAAAGCCACCATAGAGTTTCTGATCAAGACAAGGCCAGCCCGTAGAGGACTCTCCATTACTCTGTTTAAGATGCATCAATCGACCACGTGGATCATCAAAATAGTCGATGCCCATGTTTCTTAGTAATGAGATTTGCACCGCATCTTTGATAAGTTTCTCAACAGGGTTGTAATCACCTTGTTCTAAAAGGTCAACCGACTTCATGATGGCTCTTTCTAATTCTTGTCTACGTGTGAATGCTTCAAACTCATCCATAAACCATTCATAGTGGCCTTCATCTAAATCTGAAACTGCTTCTATTGTTTCACCAGTTGTTGCTTTGATCTGTGTAGGATCAGGCAGACATTTATATTCAGTTGAATGTTCAATCATAAATTCTGCAACTGGCTGTAATTTACGATCAAAATTTTCCGCGTTAAATATATTACTGGTTCTTATAAATAGTTCTGCGTTCGTTACCATCATTCGCAAGAATAACTCTTGCACTTCTATGTTAAATTCTTTTAGCAATTTTATTCCTCATCATTTCCACAACTATTTTACTACTGGTTGCGGCATCAAGTATACTTAGTAGGGTATTTAATTTACCATATTTTATTATTGCCTCATTTGCATCCATTTTGTCAGCACCATACCAATTTGGTAGTGCTACCTCAAAACCCAGGTCTAATGCACGATCACATATCTCTAATCCTGTTTTATCTTGATCAGGAACAACAATAACACGTTTACCCAATCTTTTAATAATCACGGCTTGATTATCATTGATTTCGCTACCTGTCACTGCTAACCCATTCATTGAGATTGCATCAAAGATGCCTTCAAACACCAAGACTATTCCCCACGTGTCCCTTTGCAAGTCTGTGCCGAATACATAACCTGGTTGTTGATCGCTTATAAACTTGGGCTTTCTACCATCTATGTATCTACTAGTGCTACCTACAACTTTGTTTTGATATGTAAAGGGTATAATCAATTTATTTGCTTCTCTACCTTCTTCATCAGGGGTTACTAAAAAAGGATAATCATTTTGAGTCATCCCTCTGGTATGTAGGTAGTCTATATAAACTTTATGCTTTTTGTTCCCTGCGTAAATCAACTCGCCTGCAGGCATAGGCATTTCTTTAAACGCCGGCACCACCAGCTGTTTCTTTTTCGACAATATCGAATTAATCAAGTCTTTGTGCTGAACAGAATGCAAAGACCATTTGTTAATGTCTGTTTCAGGCATGCCTTGCCAGAGTAGAAATCTACGACACGTTTTGCTGATCGATCTACCTAACTGGAAGCCACACTTGAAGTTGCAATTGAAACAATGAAACTGCCAATTGTCTCCATCTTGTTTGATACCGCCACGCATGCGTTTATCGGGAGTGTGGCCATTATGAGCACAGCACGGAGCATTGAATGAATTCCAACCGCTTTGTGTCTTTTTCTTTTTGCCAGGAATAATCGTGAGTATATCAAACATATCTGTAATTATATACTAAAAAGAATGAGAAAACAAGTAAAGAGGGTAACTTATCTTGCTAGAATCGTTGTTATGTTACCCACATTTGCAGTAAATTTAAGTTGGATGAATGGATGATACCCATTGATCGTGTAACCAATTGTACCAGACTCAGATGCACCATTTGCGGCGTTGCCATATTCATATGAACTGATGTCATAATAGTCTGCATCAGACGTAGTTGAACCTTGAATTGTCATATTACCAACAAAATTTGCGTAATCAAGTGAGGTCGATAGGATTGGATTAGATTGCGTATCAATCGTACTTGAGAAAAACGTGACAGCTACCGTATTCGCATTGGCATTTGCGGCAGGGAGCGTCTGGGAGCTTGGAATCGTGACAAGTTGTGAAGGGACGAATGACGGTAGAACCGAATCTACAATATTTAAATCCCCACGTGCGCCTGCTTTTGAATCAGTGAATACCGGTAACTTTAGATTTCCACTAGGCCATTCTAAAGAATACGATCCTTTTTGAGCAACAATGTCTTCTATCAGTGCGGCAGAGGTGTTTAGCACAAAGATGCCAGTAACATCATATACGGGTTCTAATGCCTTTCTAAAAAGGACCGAGGTACCGTCTGAGTTTAATGCTCTGAAAGAAATTTGCAAGTTAGCGGCCGCTAATGCCGACAGGTTTACTGGCTTCTGCTCTTGATTCAGAAACTGAAACTGTAGTTGATTGTCAACACCCTTGTTTAGTGTTAATGGTTTTGCATAAACTGGCATATATTTCCTCGGACTTGTACCTGACAGGACGACAACAATCTGTCGGACTGTGTATGTGTAAACTGATGTCGTGTAAGACATGGCATTCTAATCTCCTTTATTAACTATATTTATCTTTAACCCAATCTAAAGAAATTACACCAATTATTTTCCAGAGTTAAATACTATTAGACTATGACAGATGCAAAGAACCCACTAGATTATTTTCAGAAACTGACCGAAACTCACCCTTTCATATCGGTGCTTCAGTATGCTGGACAAGACCACGTGGGCATCATACAGAACCGAGATGATCTGGTCACTACTATGTATGATTACGGAGCGATACATGATGCTGATCTTAAAGTTCTGTTTTTAGAATTAGGCGATGTATGGTGGTGGGAATCGAATAGACAAATACCAATCAACCTGTTCTTGAAAGATGAATGGACAGCCTTCAAACCTTTTATCAGAACATTCAACAACAAAGCACTAAATTTACTACACGGCCCTGTTGTTAGTATGACTGATTTTCAAAAGAAACGTGTTAAGAGAAAATCTATTACGTTAGTAAAACGAACCTACTGAGTTGCTTTCGCTTTCATTCTTTTGATAGCTTTTTCTGTTTGACGCCTCTTCTTTACTCTACGCTTCTTAGCTAATTCTAAACTAAGTTTACTCTGTACTCGTTCTTCAAATGTTATACCTAATAAATGATCAAATTCGTGTAAAAATACTCTTGCTTGTAGATCCGTAAGATGTTTTCTTTCAACCGCAGTGCCGTCGAGTGTTTGATACGATACGATGCATTCTGGATGTCTTAGTACATGTAACCAAAGATCAGGATAACTTAAACAACCTTCTAAGTACATCTCTTTGTCGCCAATTAATTCATCAATGACAGGATTAATAACAGCAATCAAATTTTCATTGCTTCCCATGACAAATATATTTTTCATCACTCCACACTGTGGTGCGGCCAACCCAATACCACCATGATTAGGGCTAAACATAACTCTTGTCAAAGCAGACACCAGTTCAGTTGGTGAACCGTCTGATGTAAAATCCCAGGCAGTGCAGGGTTCTTTTAATAAAGGATTACTTTCATCAATTAGCGTAAGTTCTAGTTTATTGCCCATGACTTCCGTATGCATCCATTAATGCATCTCCTGTGAGTGCTTTTCCAAAGTAAATAATTTCACCAGTGTTTTGTATTACTCGTTTAATAGAACCATTATTGTATTCAGTGTCTATTACCGAGCCATCTGTCTTGCGTGTATCATACCACATAGATGTTAATGAATGCGCATGAAGTGTTGTAATACCCTTCCCCCACTTCTCTGAGTTTATGCGCAACCGCTGTCTTTCTACTGTATCGCTATATTCCGTCACGGGTTTTTCCTTCTTCGATTAAATTCATATGTACCACAACTAATTGTGCGTATGCTACAGCATGCGATTTCTTAAATGTGTACCCACGATTGTTATCTATCCATACTGTTTTACTAATGTGTTCCCACGTTCTTCCTATGAGCGTTCTTTTAGCAGGCCTAATGATAGCCAGGAACATTGCTAATCTTGGAATACTATTTATTTCTTGTGGCATTTTTTGTAAAATATCATATTGTTTATTTAAGTGTATTAATTGCTCTACGAAGTCTTTTTCCTTAAGGCGTTCCCAATTTGGCTCTGCCATAAGACTAATCAAATGATGTTCATCTTTAACTTGTTGATACACATTTACATTCAACAAATCTAATTTAAAATATTTACGAGCATCGGCTTCTTTGTAATCCAATGCACACATATCATTAACAGGATCATACGGAACTTCTGTAATGTATACACCAGTAGGATGCTTTTTAATCGGACTGACATTACGCATGGATGCAGGAATATGTTGTATTACTTTTAACAACTTCGTCCTATCACCAAAATCTATGTCAATATCCGATTGATGCATTACAATCCTGCTTCCGTTAATTTTAAATATGCTCGTTGCACTACTATTGCTTGGTGTTCAGCATCCTCTACTGCTTTGTGAGAGGTTACATGAGAACCATCTTTTAAAGATACTTTACAAAGATTATATATTGTTCGACAGTCTCTGATGTTCCAGAATCGCCATGGATGAGTTATATCTAATTGATTGAATGCATGTTCAGCTATGATTACATCAAAAACAGAACCATTGGACCATATCTTTCCTTGATTCCAACAAAATTTGTGCAACTGTTCCATTGCGACTTTAAATGGTACTCGACCTGTATCACCCATTGATTCATTGATTGCATCATCTGATTGTCTTCCCCACCAATCCAGAGTCTCTTCATCAATATGTCTGTCAAAATCGGCAGTTTGTTCTTCTATTGTGGGTCTGATTTCAATGCGCTCTACTACACCAATGCCCCTGGGATCAAATCGCACAGCACCAATAGTTAATATCACACAGTCGGCTCTCGTGCTTAATGTTTCCATATCTATCATTATATCATTTGCCATTACTACTCCATATATTGTCAATTTTTGTTACAGATTGTATTATATCATCCCGTAAATAGTTAAGCAAGAGAATAGATCGCTTTTTGGGTAAATTTAATGGCATTGTAGAATGCATCAATCGAGTGTTATAGAACAACACCGACCCTTTTGGTAACTCGTGCTGTACTGCTTCGTCTTTGAACATATCATCATGTACACCATCGTAACAATCTTGTATATCCCAATCTTCTCTATGGCTGAAAGGGATCAGGCCGGTAGCCCCTGTAGTCTCGTCTAGTGTCTCTAATGGTATAATGACTTGTATGCCCAAGAGTTCGTCTGGCGCTACGTCATTGTATTCTGTGAATCTATGAGGCGTGTCAACATGCGGACCAATCCAACGAGAAGGTCCATTAATAGTTACAATGTCACTCGCATAGAACTTTGCCTTAGGCATATGTTGTTGAATTATTGGATAAACCAAATTGTTAATTGTCTGAACTTCATCCCATTCATCAGTCAGTTGTGACCACCAAACAGCAACGCCTTGCAGTTTCTGTGTGTCTTCTGCCTCTGCATATTTTTTTCTATGTGTAGATGCTCTGACTGGATAACAGGTATCTAGTTTGTCACTGATTGCATCCAGTAATTCATCTGCCACAACCTTATATTCAATGACATAACCTTTACCGTCATAGTGTAATTCGTTTATTGCCATTTTAGGCCTAGCCATGCAAGTTCTGCATCACCTGCTAAATAAATTCGACGTTCTCTTCCTATTCTGGTGTTTACTATTGATTCATTAGAAAAGCACCAATGTTCATTAAGTTCATAATCTTCAGACTGTCTGGTGCGCTCATTGACAGCAAGAAATACTCTTAGTTCAGCAATTCTAATATAGTCTTTTAAGTCACAGCTTGGTCCCCAAGTATCCCAGCACCAATCTCGCAATTTAACGTGGTCTATGATATTGATTAAATCAGCATAGCCGCCTTGTGTTGAACTAAACATCTCTGGCACTGGCTGGGACGAGGTCAAATTAGCACGATATTTAAAATGTTTATAGCCAGTGAATCTATTATCAAGTTTTTTAGATACTATACTGGCCATTTAATAACCTGCTTGATTGAGTAAATCTTTTACTTCACTAATGATGTCAGTGTTTCTTAAGAACTTAATGGCCCATAGTTCTGGATCGATGTATTCTAATATCATGTTTTGTTGACCTGAATCTAATTTCCCTAAAAACTCTACTCCAGATTTACTTTGATACAAAATCCAAGGAGAGATTCTACCTGATGTTATTTCGTAACAGATTTTATTCGGAGGACCATATCTAAAAGTATCGTGGTTCTCTATCTTTGCGTCCTGTGCAATGTTAATCGCAGATTCTATACTACGAGCAATTGCATCTAATGGATCTTCTGCTCTAAGATACTCCACAATAAATCTAGTGTAATTTGTATCACTCGTCCACTTGTCTATCTTGATTTGACTCTTCAGTAACCAATCTGCATATTGATTGATATTGATGCATCTTATGTTAACACAATAATGACCAAACTTAACGAATGCAATATAATAGGAACTTTTAACAAAATCCAAATATGTTTTTTGCTTTTTGGTTGGCGTATTCTTTGCATAAAAGTTTAACCAAGCGGCGAACCCAATACGATTGCCTTTAAGGCCTTTGTCACTCCATCTACGTTTACTTTCACATAGGTGTACTTCAATCGTACTCTCTCTAAGAAATTTACGACCGCAGAAGTCACAACCGAATTTAGTTGCCGAGTTCTTTTTCGTATTCTTCGATGTCATTTTCGGTAACGATGTCACTCAGTAATTCTACCTCATCAAATTTTAATTCAGGGAATTTGCTTGCCAAATACATTTTGCGTTTATGTTGATCGCAATATGCTTCTGACATTTCTGCCAAATCTCCCACTGTTAGTGCAGGATATATCTTTTTAAAATACGTTTTAATATCTTTTGGTATTGCTTTGTCTCTCAACTTAGATACACCTGCTTTAATTTGCGGTATCCATGCATGATATTGTTTACCAATACCGGGACTGGCTGAACACAACATCAACCACTGTAGTTTAGGATGCTTGATCACATTTTCATTAAACACGTACTTGTTAGCATGATAGTCTACACTCTGTAAATAATACTGTGCCATTTTTCGCGAACCGTTTACCGCACTGATCCAATGTAACATCATATAAGGAACAAACTTCCTTTGCTGTTCTGGAGTTAGTCTATCGTAATAACCATAATCTTTGTTATCGATAGCAGTAATTGCCTCAAATAAGTCAAACTCTTGTTTCTCAAACTTCTCTTCAATCGGAACCTTCGCCTTAGCCATTTTCAGAATACCTGTGCATAGTCTACGATCTCACAATTACGACTTATCTCCTTAATGAAATAAACACATCTTGGCTTAGGACTATCATCAATAGGCACGCACAGGAACTGACCATTGCGTAGTCTAGGAGCATACCATGTCACATCAGAATAGATGTCAACTATTTCGATTGGTAAGAAACTAGGTGAGAATGAACTTAAAGGATTGAACGCAAATACAGAGAAACCTCTATCGTTTAGACTTGAGAGTGGGAGCGTTTCTAAATCTCCTCCTTCTTCATCACCTATTAACACTTGCCAATCAACTGGCATCTTAATCTGTCTGTTACCTATCTGCAATACGACTGCTGGTGCATTGAAAGATTCAATAAAGATTAATGGTATGTAATAGTAATCCACATACGACGGATTAGAGTTGTCTAATATTGCAAATCGCATATCATCAATCTCTTCCGGAAGTGTTTCTAAATTATAGTACAGGTTTTCTTCTAGTGTTAATATTCTCATGATGTTATTGTAACTGCTCCTAGTAGGATAGTCAAGTTTAATGGTATCATTTGTATTGTATTTTCTCAACAACAAATGGATAGTTTGCTTCTTTGTAGAAAGCCTTGCGCTGTGTCAAATGCCTTTTTGCAAATTTACATGAACTTGTCAAGTCCCAGATTTGAACAAAATCTTTGTCTTCTGCTTTACGAATGCCACGACCGATAGACTGTATGACACGAACAAAACTCTTACCTGGTTCAAGGAGTACAAGATTAAAAATCCTAGGAATATTAATACCAGTACTAGCCACGCCGTAAGTAGCAACAATAATTTTATTAGTAGCCGTGGCCACATCGTCATATTCTTCTTTTCTGTCAACAACTTTCATTCCTCCTGATACAAATACTGCATCGTCTAAACGCTCGACTAATTCATGGCCTGCATTGATACGATCTACTAGTATCAGAGTGTTTCCTGACAGAGATATTGCATCTATAAGACTAGCCAATTTGTCTAATCGTTTTTTATCGCCGAGTAAATATTTTAACTCACCTTGATAATCACCAAAGTCCGCGTTGTCTTGCAGTTGCATTATGTTCACATGACATTTTGCTAACACTCCCTGGTCCTGCAACTCACTGGCAGACAATTTGTTAATAACTTCGCCAAGACTAACTTGTAGTGCTAATCGTTCGTAATGTGCTTTAGGGACGGTTCCTGTCAGTCCCCAACGTATGGGAACATGAGCCATAACACCAGTTAATAATGTCTTTAATGCATCTGCTTTTGCCATATGCACTTCATCTACTATCACACAGACTACCCCTTCTATAAATTCGTCTATCGTGCATAGTGCTTCGCCTTTTTTAGTATTCTTTAATAGATTGTTCAGCGACTGCCATGTGCAGATTGTATGTTGTTTAAAGTATTCTTTTCTGTCACCAAAATAAACACCAACCTCCAATCCCAGGTTAATGTAATCCTCTTCTGTCTGTGTTACCAAGCTCTTATTGGGAACAATGACAATGCTACGACCATATGATTCTACACTATGACTCAAGGCGGCTGACATGATAGTCTTACCTGCGCCAGTTGCTATTTCTTGAATCGATTGAGGGTGTGCCAAGAACTGATTAATAATTTCTACTTGATAGTCTCTTAGCTTAATAGACTCTCCTTCATGTACGTGACCCTTAGGCCACTTACACTCTGCATATGATTCAGATGTGATCTCAGAGAAGTTGAACGAAGTCTTATATTCTCTTAGGTCTGCTAACTCAATATTATAATTAAGGTCTTCTAAGATTGGTATAATCTCAGGGAGTAAATTAATAAACGTTGATCCTGCTAATGAACAGTAACTTACTTTACCATTCCATCTGCCTAGTTTTACAGCAGGCATATAACGTGCGCCAGGGACTTCGTACTCGAATTTCTGCATCAATGTTCTGCGAGCATCGAGGTCAAGCCCTTCAATCTTGAGATTGACCTCGTCTTTAATTTTAAGTATAGCAGTTCCTTTGCTCATAATATTTTTATCGCTCTTCCATTTTTTATTACAATTATTTTACCAACAGCACCGGCTCCATGATGTTGGTCCGAGTTAATAGTAGAAGTAAATTGACACAACATTGGCAAGGTGTTGTTACATTTTTTCTTCGCTATCTTGTCGAACTTAGGCCCAGGTGGTATTAACGCTATGCCTGCCTTTTCAAGTGCCCGTCTTACTTCTCCGCCGATTTCTCCACCCATGCTGTATTGGTGGCTCAGGTAACGACAACCCAACTCAGCTATCCATGACAGAATCTTATCTAAATCATCTACATCACATTCATTAGCGTATTTAGAAGCAAACAGCAACTTAGGATCGTTTTGTAAGATGATGCTGTCTACGCTGATGCCCAGTAATGACATTTGATACAGGCATTGTGGTGTAGCATTAAGTTCTATTCCTTCGAGTTTCTCATCTAATATTTTATTGGAAACTGCAACAACATATTCTCCATTAATAATGGTCAGTGTTGGCCGATTGAATTGCTGTTTTTCTTTTTCCATCTCGGCTATTAGATCATTGAGGCCATCGTGATACACAGTATTGAAAAACTTGGGCAAATGATCATATGCAACCCGTAATGCTCTTGTATCGGGTACAGCCTCATATCGTTTTTTCGTTGGATTCCATAGCCATGGATTTCCCTTCTTTCCCTGCTGATATTGAAGGAACTGCCTTTTGAATGGCGCCCTAACTGTTAATAGGTTATTCTCAGAATCGTAGGCAACATTAGCATTAGTATATTGAGGCAGACTTGAAATTACTTCGCATTTCCATGGAAGTTTTACAAGTTCTACTGGATCCTTTTTACATTTAATTAATTGCTTTGTGTATTTACCCAGTAACTTATTAAATAACGCTGATTGGTTGCTTGTAATTTGTTTCTTTTCGTGCGTGAACACTTGCATATTGGAAATAAATTTATGATCGTAATGAGACAAGCTAATGGCATTGGTCATCATAAACCAAAGGATATGTTCTTTGCATGTAAATTCGTCTCTCATGTGTATATTATATATCCTTTAAACTATTAAACCAAACTGTTTGGTAATAAAAAAGGCGCCCCGAAAGGCGCCAACACTCCTGACACAGAGTTTTAACCTCTACGCATACAAGTTGATTCAGCTAACAAGACCCAGTTATTGTCCTTCTGGATCTTAAACAAGTCAGCGAGTTTAAGAGCCATTCTCATTGAGACTTCTCTTAACCTGTCTGCGTTATCTTCCATAAACTGAAGTACCTGTTCATCTTCACCGTCTTCGAAATCGTAATCTCTAAACAGGCCACCAGCACAATCTCTGTCAACTTGTTTGATACGCAACATCTTGTCGCGATCAGTATCGATAGTTAGATCGAGAAAGTGACACCTAGATTGCAAAGCATCCAAGTGATCTTGTAACTTCTTAGACTTAATGTTCTCGAACTTCAAGTTAGTAATAAAGATTGCACTACCTTTGAACTCGAATGAGTTTGGAATGTCTTCTTTACGTAATAGACTTGAATCTGAGTTCCAGCAAATCTTCCTAGACTTACCTGAATCTAATGCCGCTTTAAGAATGTTAAGAGCAAGATCATCAGTAAATACCGAATCACAGTCATCAAACACCAAGACGTTCTTGGGATCAGAAAACTTATAAAGAACTCTGTAAAGTCCCAATGCTGTCATCGCTCCCTTAACGACTTCATATCGAGGTAATACATTTTTTTCCAGTTGACTAAACAACGAAGCACCTATCATTTGCTGTTCAACACCATATGACTTGCCTACTCCTGGAGGACCTGAGACGATCATTGCTCTAATGTCTCCACTGATAGCGGCAGCCGCCATATCATCTAAGATATCGAATCTACTTCTGATTCTGTCCATAGCCTCATCATCAGATTCTATGATTAAATCTTCTTCTACAACACCAGGTTGCGAGATAAATTCACTTGCTAGTACTGGGTCACCACTCCAAAGAACATCATTAACGTTATTAAGTTTTACTTTAACATTAGCAGTGCTGATATTTGGAAATTGACCATCGTTTCTAACAGTGATATAAGGACCGCGTTTGCCTTCTGAGAAGCCTTTAACGAGAACGAATTCTTGATTAACAATTGGCTGATTTCTGTATTCGCCAAATTTAACAACTATATTTTTAGACATATTATTTTCTACCTTAGAGTGTCAGTGCGTTTAAAGATGTTATCTTAACACCTTTTGGGTAAGGTTGTCAACACTTTTTCACTTTAATTTGTAAAATAATACTTAATCTACTCTAATATCTTCCATTCCAGCAGTCCTGAGACGTACAATGTGTCCCATCTGCCACTGTTTAGCGTCCAATCCTTTCATTATGCCTAAATATTTGTTTCTTAGTAAAGCAACCTCATTAATCAAGTATTCAAAGTCAATGACTTCATCTTCACCATCTACATACTTCTCAGCATCACGCGAGGTCAATGCTCGTTGATACTTCTCTAAGTACTTTTGAAAGTGAGTTCTGCGAATCTTGCGTAATTTAATGTTAAGTAAATTGAGTATCGCTTCAACCTCTTGTAATTGATTGAAGCGATGCTCAGTGACACCTGGCAAGGCAGTGATTTGCTTTTCTACCGAACCGGTAATTCGTACATCGATCTTAGACGATATCAACTCATTTTCATAATGAGTAATAAAGTCTGGTATTACAGACAGATCATGGCTTACTCTGGTATACCAATTCATAGGTCCACTTTGCTCCATGGATTGTTTTTGCGATGTGCTACCAGATCGGTTATTGAATAAATCCCTAACTCTTTGTACCGATACAGTTCAAATTTATTAGGGTTCTTACCTACCCGTTGTGCATAACTTTTCATGTCTTTAATATAAACGTTTAAGTTAAGGTAGCTATGAGGATCTGGTTTACTCATTTTATGCTCACTAATCCCAATTATCGTCGGTGTCATCCTCATCCTCATCGTCATTATCATCAACATCAACGTCTGTGAAATATGATAGTGCCGCTGTGATAGATTCGTCATCTCCGAATGCTTTTTTAAGTTCAATTGCAGAATGTCCACCATCAATCAAGTGATTAATCAATAGATCAGATGCTTCATTTACATCACCATCTACAATACTTGGTTTGATTAGTGTCCAAACTTCAGCTAAGTCTGATACGTTCACTGTAATACCCCTTCTTCAGTTTCCTGAGCTTGTTCGTTAGTTTGTTTGTCTAGTGCTTCTTTGACTTCAGCATATTCTTCCATCACTTTATCTAAACAACCGTCTACATTAGCTTCCCAAGGCTTTCTAAATTGAAGAATTTCAGTGCCATCTTGAGTGATGTACTTTAAACGATTCCCTTGCTTAGTTAACACGCCTCCTTTTTCAAACAAGTCTACAAGTCCAGAATGTGGGTTCATGCCCGTCTCGTAAGGAATCTTCACTTGCACACCTTCAAAAGGTTTTGCATAACGAGTCTTCATTACTTTACATCCTGCACGAATACCTCTGACATCAGAAATCTTGTTACCATCATCATCTTCTTTCAGTTTCATCTTTTTCATAGCAACAACGATACTTGATGCGTAGATAAATCCTTGACCACCTGATATCTTGTCATCTGGGTCAAACATATCTTGTGATGCGTATGTGTGATTGGTTGCGACGAGTCCAACATTGTAACTGCCGAACATATTAACTGTGTTTCTTACTAAAGATGTAAGTGCTTTGGGTTTTCGACCCATATCTCCTTTCATGTCACCTTTTTCAAACTGTGCAACATCAGTCGGTGTTAGCATCATACCCAGTGAATCAATTACAAACAGAACTTTGGGACGTTCCTCTTCTGCCATCGCTTTGTAATCTATCATAAAGGTTGATATAGTTTTTGCTACATCGTCGATCATACTCATACTAAGTTTAATTAACTTTTCTGGGCTAGTGTCAACTTGCAAAGCCTGTAACCAAGCCTCATCAAGTGCATTCTCTGTGTCAATTAAGACTACAAAGATACCTTGATCTTGTGCTGACTTCACTATGTTGCCGGCGGCAAAGTATGATTTACCTGCGCCTGATTCGCCTGCAAAGACTGTTACTTTTCCTAAGGGGACTCCTTTATGAAAGTCTCCACTGATTAAATAATTAAGTGCATATGAGCCAGTACTGATCCAGTCTGTTGGATCATGAAATCCTACTGAAAGTCCTTCAATGGACTTTGTTATGTCTTTCCTAAATTTCGACACATCAAATGGTTTAGCCAAAATATTCTCCTATCGGTTAGATTGTTTTTTTGGAATTGTTGGTTTATCTAGTAACTCTGGGCAACTTTGTAAAATATCATCTAAATCAAAATCAGTAGGAAAATGTCTAAGTGCGGCTTTGGCCCTATCTCTAACGAGACTTGGAACTCTTGGAGTCTTGCCTGGGTCGCATAATTCTTCTAATAATTTTTTGCCTTGTTTGAGAGCCCTGAATCTTTCTTCTGGTAAGGTCATTGTTTTTCTCCTGCAAAATGGGGGAAGTTGCCTTCCCCCGATAACCATATTAATCAGTACGTTGTCTTGCACGAATCATTGCTAGAATGTCTTGTGCTTTATCACTTGAAGTACCTGGATCTTTAACAGGTTCAGCACTTGGGGTTTGAATATTTGCCTCAGGTTCAGCTGGTGCCTGTGATGCGGCTTGTGGTATAGCCGCCTCTGGTAGTGGTGCAGGATCTGCTGGTGTTGCAGGTGTTGCAGGTGTTGCAGGATCTGCTGGTGCCGCAGAATCAGATTTTGAGGCCTGATCTGGTAGTTGCATACCATATGGACGATAGTATGCTCCCCACTTCTCAAGATCATATGGAAGACCATCAACTGATGCTTCAAACATTTCTTTGATAACACGTAACTCTGACTCACTTGGCTTCTTGGGTAAGAATTCTTTTAGATCCCATAGACCATGCGCATCGACAGCCGCTTGTTCTGCTTCAGTCAATGCAGTCTCTTTACGAGACCAAGACGAAGTTGCATAATCAGCATACTCACCTTTCTGCGTCTTTCTGATATTAAAATCAAGACCACGCAGTGAATCAGTTGGCATTTCTTCAATCTCAGTATCCATTAATGATGCTTTGATACCAGCAAAGATTTGTGGTGCAACAATGAATCTACGAATTGGGTTCGCAGGAGTCTCGTCCTCTCCGATCGGATTTTGACGTACAAACCCTTGGAAGATGTAAGTACGTTTCTTCCAATATTTCCCTGCCATAGCTTTTAATGTTTCGTCTTTGTACCAAGGACGAACTTCTGCGAGTATAGGACAGTTGTCTCCAAACATTTCTACGCAAGGAACTTGCACAGTGGTGTGTTTTGAGTTTGTATCACCTTTTATACCATTAAATGGTAGTTTGATGATTTGACGTTCGATCCAAAAGAATGCGTTCTCTGGATCGCCATCGGGTAGGAAGCGCACAGTTGCTAATGCACCTACGTCTATATTCCAATGTGGATATATCGCCCCGTCAGATTTAGGGGTATTAGTGTTTGTTTCTTGTTCCGCCAGACGGGCACGGATGTCAGCTAGACTTGCCATACTTGTTTCTCCTTTGTAATATGCTTTAATTTTAGCTTTCGTTTAGTAGTCGTAAGACCGAAGTCTCACTTGTGTAGTTTTATTCAAAACAGTATCTAACACATTTAACTATTATACACTAATAGCTACCTGTGTCAATATGTATTTATCCCGAATTTACCCGTTTAATTATTTTTTAATAAGGTTGGTTGGTTGGTAATTCAAACCATTGGCCTGGATCGTCCATCTTCATATAGTATTTAAAATCATACTTTGTCTTGTCTTTCCAATCGTATATCTCACTGAATCTGTTTTCTAATATATAAGTCTTGCCGTCAATCACGACACCACATACTAGATGATCTTCGCCTGTTTCAGTTACGCAATATGCAATAGACACCTTTTTTCTATCGATGCCTTCTCTGATTAATAGTTCTGCGCAAGTGTTAGCAAATCCGTCACAATCATCTTTAAAGTCGTTGCCAGCCAATACTTCTTTAGCATGACTCGTCCAATGTTCGGCCTGCATGTATTGCTTATCATCGTGAATATAGGTGAATTTACTTTCGACTAGTTTGTGGACTTTGATTGCTATTTCTTTACTCATTGGTTAAACGTTGGCTGGTTTTACGACAAACCAAGAAAAGAATCGTCTCAACCAGCTGGAATTGGTTATAAAGGTTAATCGGTCGATCTCGTTTTGCATTTCAAGTAGTACCGTACTGATTGCATGGTGATCGATTAATAAAGGTTTTCTAAGTCCATGTAGTGTATGTAATTGTTTTAGTCCTACTGTATCGATTTGGTGTGCCTTTCCGAGACCTAAATGCATGTGCGGATTAGTGACGATTACTGTCGCCCCTATCTCTTTGGCTTGGTTAACCATACTAGTGGTCTTGCCTGTTCCTTTAGGTGAATCTAATAACACTGCTAATTCTCTATAGTTTACGCTCATAAGTTGTCGCTCTCGGTTGTGTTGTCTATCTCATCGTCTTCGACATCGCATAATAGTGATTCTGGCTCACGTTCACACATTTCTTTCTGTCCTATTAGACGAATATTGACTGGTCTCCCAGCCATTTCTGTAAAGGCCGTATCGCCTTTGGGGATAGTAGCACAATTAGTTAAACTAAATGCTATCAGAATGGAAAATATAAATTTCATATTCTGATGTTTTTGATAATATTGAGCAAGTCATTTGCTTCGTTTAGATCGAAATCAATATCATCGATCTCTTCTTCTTTCTCACCTGCAGGATCATGGTGTTGTTCAGTGCCTGGGATAAACTCATAGCTTCCGCCGTCATCATCCTCAGCCCATATAGTACCGTTTCCATCAATATGCAAGTAGTATGATTGTCCTCTGAGGATTACAAGATCACCTTCTCCATATTCTATCTCGTCTTCTTTCAAGGGATCTGCACTTTCTTCTGCACCAACCAAGTCACCTACTTTAGCAGGCTTACCTTTAGTCTTGCCTGTATTCTTCCACTGACCAGCTGGTCCTGTTTTAAAATGTCCAGCAAAGTCCATGCCACCTGCGCTCGTTTCATCAACACTAGCTTCTTTGGTATGGCCCGACAACTTTCTAATCTCAGACAATTCATTGTCCTCTTGCATGCGAGCAGAGGATACTGCATTCCGGTATTCTTTATATGATGCTTCTAGTTCGTCCTTACTGCGATTATCTGTCGATACTGCATCTTCGCTCTTGTTTTCGCTACACCAGTCTGCAAAACTTAATGGGGCACCGTCAGTGTGGACAGTATAACCATGCGCACCTGTTTTCGTACCAGATTCATCTACTTTAGAACCCCTGGCAACTCTGTCTATATAGTAATTAGACTTCATTTTGTAGCCGTGTCTCCATGCCATTTGTTTTAGTTCTTCACTTGATTTGCTACCGAGAAGTTTTGCTAATTCAATATCTGACATACTAGCCAATCTCTGTTTGTTTTTAATAACAGACGAAGGCATGCCGGCCTCATCTAAATTGTCATCAAATTCGTGATTTATAATTTTTAATTTTGCTACACTTGGGAAAAAACTTCTATCAGTGTCTGTATAGATTCTTCCTGATGATGCTGTGTGTCTAGGTGCTTCGAAGCCTATTACTGTAAGAGGATCTCCTCTAAAGTCTTTGGTATGATACGGCAAATCTACTTCATTACCTTCCATATCAACTAATATAGGTTTGTATTTTTTGGGTGCATCTTCACGATCATCATCGAAGTCTTCTTCTTGGAACTCGTTAAGACTCTCTGCGGCCATGCCTATAATCCCACTTAATGCTTTACCTATTGAAATTTTGCTATCCATATTATCAGCTCCTGAGGGGTCTATCTTCCCTCTACCAAATGTACCAATCTGCTTCTTCATTTCTCTCTCGGCTGCCGTTGCGGCAGTACCTACTTGAGCATACCCTTCACGTTGTAGGTATTGCTCAAGAAACCGTATTTTCTTTGCTGTGTTGGCGTCCCCGTGCTTACTTTTTCGGTATTCTGCCTTCAGTTCTAACACTCTTTGTTTAACAAGAAGCTTAATACTGCCTTCATCATCTGAATATTGCTTTTCCAGGTTAGCGACAAAAGCTTTAACGTCAAATTTGGAAACCGATTCTTCTTTTAAATTAAGTTCTCCTTGCAAAGCAAGTTCACCCTGTGTCGGTTTTTTCTCATCACGAGCAGACGCATTAATTGAATCATAATCTTTGGCAAATTTGGGGTGTTTCTTTGTAAATTCTTCTTTGCTCATTTCTTGAGCATCTATGTGAATTTCAGACATTGCCCCTTCTTTCAGGTCGTCTTTCGCACAGTCGCATTTAGTGCAACTCGCATCACATGTGCATTTGTCTTTTGGTCCACATCCACATGCACAACCAGAATCTTCTTCAAGTGACGCTGTACTATGAGTAACATCTGCTAGATAAGCATCAATGCCTGCCGTTGACTTTAATTTCCAATGATCCGCGGCTTTCTTAACGGCTTCGTATGAAGATGACGCATGACATTCGTGTCTGCCTTTTCGCGCATGTACGCAAATGTATGGACGCTCTTCTTGCGCTTCGGTAATCTCCGTGATTCCTTTAGCCCACTGATCTAACTCATTGACTTCTTCAATTTCATTAATGATGCCACTGTTTAATCTGTTTAGAATAGGTAAAACACTTTCAATTCGTGGATCAATTGTGTCTTGTGCAAACATCTCTGCGATGCTGGATGAATCACTCTCATCTTCCATTAATGGTGGAGTCCAAGACTCGAAGTAATGATTGTAACCTCTATGACTTTGCATTCTTTGCAATGATTCTTTTAATGATTTGTGATGGTTGATGCCTTCTGCTATCAGTTTCGCAACTGATTCATTAAATTGTCCTTTCCGAGTGGCGCGGACAAATCCCGCCATTTTAGTGTATTCTTCTACTAATGCAGTGATGTGCTTACCACGTTCATCATAAGGTGTTCCGCCTTCTGCTACGTGTCTACCATAGACTCGTGCAATGCCAGGCATTCTAGTAGGGACCGCAAATCTTTCACCTTCTGTATTTTCTACGAAGATTTTCTGTACATTTCTCCAACGTTGTTCGCCTTCTTGTACTGCTCTATCATGCTGTATAACAACTTTTACATTTGGTATGTTGTCGTTGTACGAAGTTGTTTTGTTGACTGCATGATACGCTTCATTTGTTTTTTCTTTCATTTTATAATGTTCCCTTTGCTTCATGTCACCGTTTATCTGTTTTGGATTGTCTATCAAATCGAATGATAATTGTTTATCCATTGCCCATTTTTTTAGGTGTTTTATTAAGCCATACCAGGAGTCATCGTATTCTACTCCTTTTGTTTGGCCTGGAGGACTTTCCGAGACCTTAGTATCGTAGTATATTTTTAATTGTGATGCTTTGTCGATGGTTGCCCAGCATTTGCCGTAGTTTTCACCGTCTTTAATGAATTGAAACTCTATTATTTCTGCAAGTTGTGGATTGGTTCTCTCATTATTTGCATCCTTAGGTACTGGCTTATAACCTCGCACATCTAAGTTTTTGAAAAGTCGTGTATTGTATGTTTCTTGATCTATGGCCATAATACTATTTATCTCTTTTAGTGAATCACTGCAAAGAAAGGCAAAGGCATAATTATTTCATCATGGTCGCGCATATGCTCGCTCAAATCGCCGTGATAGTCTGTTATGTCTTGCAATATTCGAACGACCAGCAACGTAGCCATTATTAAATCATCGTTGTCTCCTATTTTAGCGGCATAACTGCCACCAGATGCAACAAATGTTTTTAATTCACTAATTAAGGCACTGCTTTTTATTGTCATCTTCTTACTTTCTATCAATGTCTTGAATTTAGCACACGCCGGAAGTTTAGATTTGTTTGTTGTAGTATATCCTTTGCGTTTTTTTCCTCTCTCACTCATCATAACACCTGGAATGTTAGATTCCCCGAATTCATTGAGTGAAACAAGTGATGCCTCACCAATAGAGTTGTTCTCTATTGAATAATAGATGTTATTGGGTTGTTCCGTTTTCTCTGCAATGTGAGAAGTAATCTGTGCCAGCAATTTAATTTGACTGGGGATATCGGTCTTGTTATCCTTCCATTCTCCTATCTGTGTCGTGGTGTTTGCTTCAAAGATTTCAATGGCTGCTGGATCACCACCAGTACCCAGTGAAGGATCTAAGCCAATTACATATATCATGTCTTTCTTAGGTTGTTGGAACCAACGTATCTGTCCCATACGATGGATAGGGTCAACCCCTTCCATCACAAACAAGGAATTAGGATTAATAAGTGTTTCGTCTGAGATTAAGAATTCACATCCTATCTCACGGTTAAATCTGTCCTCCCCAATCATTGCGCGAAGTTCGTCTGCCCATTTTTCGTCACGTCCAGGTTGCTCATTCCAGTATGATCTAAACGGTTTGAAACCATTAACACCTAGTTCAGTTTCGTCGCCTTGAGCATTGATATTTTTATTAGCTTGTTTCCAAATCAACGCAAACTGATCTTCGTCCGAATTCGGAGTAGATGTAATGATTGCTTTACCACCTGTTGCTAGTGTTGGGGTAATAGAAGTCCAGAACTGCTCCGCAATTGTGTTTCTAACGAACGCAAACTCATCTAAGTATAGAAGTGTGATAGACATACCACGACCTGTGTTCTCAGTAGTCGTTGCTGATACGATGCGAGAGCCGTTCTCGAAGTCTATTGACCCTTTGTTGTAAGTGGTAACTCCTGCCTTAATATGCATAGGACATGCTTCATATGCATACCTTATGCGTTGCATAATCTCTTGTGAACCTGTGTACTTGTGAGCCGCAATAAGAATCGTAGCATCTGATATAAACATTCCATACCAGAGCAAGTAACCTGCGGCTGAGGTAGACTTACCTGACTGTCTAGGCATCAATGCAATAGAATAACGATAATTATGATATACATCGATTAAACGTCTTTGGTATTCATATGCCTGATACTGAATACCACCCTGAGTCGGATGCTGTATATGGAAGAAGTTATCCATAAAGTATACATAGCCATCATCAGGATCACAGCATTTTACAAAATCTTCAAGTTGTTTTTGGTCTTTGAAATGCGTGTCTTTATAGGGTGTTTTTACTAACTCTTCAGCAGTATTTTGATGTAATTTACTCATATCTTATTATTTAGTAAAATTATGAGGTTTTACTCTCTTTTCCATGCTCTTTTTTGTACACTTGGTAATCAAAGAAGAATCCAATGGCGACGATAAGATTCATACCACACGATGCTATGATAACATGTAAGTCTTGATAGATGTCTAAATTTGAACTTAGGTGTAGATGTCCTACCGCCCAGAATGGAACTGCCAGGTTTTGACTTATCCATGAGAGCGTGTATTTTATGAATGTTAACATGGCCGCACTATTTAATATCTAATGGCTGTGCTTTGGTGGCCACGATGCAATAATATTTTTCAGTTGCAGACATATCATTGCCATTTTCGTCTTTGCCTACGTTCAGATCAAATTCTAAATTATTAAATGAATCTATACTGAAACCAGTGCGTTGTAAAAGGGCCGCAAGTTGATTGTGTCCAAAGATACTATAATGATTCAAGTTATATTCATGCTTACGATCACAGTCTGGGGCAGGTACCTCGATATAAATCTTCGCGCCTTGCTTTAGAACACGATTGTATTCCATTAAACTAAAGATAGGATAAGGTGAATGTTCTAGTGCATGTCTTAAGAAAATAAAGTCTACGCTTTCATCGTGGTAGCCGTCTTTCTGGGGCAAGAACGAAAGGTCATATCCTTTAATATTATGGCCTTTATTCCGACAGAGTTGTTGATCTCCTGGACTTAATGTAATACCAACGACATTCGTGTATGCACGTTTTTGCATCTCATCTAAAAAGTAGCCAGGACCACAACCGAGATCAAGAATATGAGCGTCTTTGGGCAATGCCAATGGATCAAAATATTGTGAAACTACTTGCGTTGTTAAATCTTGATGAAATTGGCTATCGCCTTCATCGTAAATATGAGCAGTATATAACCATTCATTATAAAACTTTAATTTAATTAAGTCTAGTGTGTTGTTGATATCATATGGGACGTCCATGCACTGCTCCTGTTAGTGGTTAGTAATATTTATGAGGAATGGAAGGTGCAGGATTTTTTTAGGACTGCTAAGTCCAGGGACGAGCGTACTCAAGGGGTTGGGCGGCTGTGCCAGTTCCTACTCCAACACCAGTTGCTTGGAATTGGATAGCGACTGCATTTTCTGAAGCTCCAATTAATGTAAAGTCAGTTGTACCTAGGGTTTGTATTTCATAGACGAAACCAATTGTAAAAGTACCCGCAACTCGCGGTGCTGTTCCTGGCTGTGCTGATTGTGTTGCTACGTTACCCACATACTTAGCAGGTAGCAAGTCTAAGTCAGCGGTGTTTAATACATTGTATGCAGGTAGATTGACGTTACCACCAATTCCACCTCTTCTATTAAGTTGTGCTACTTCTGATACTCTCAACTCTTGTCTGAATTGTCGGGTACTAGCAGGAGCATTTGTGATAGATGCTGGGGTAGTAAGAAAGATATCTGTTGCTGGAATAGTTGTTTGTGTTCCGTTATCAAATGTTTGACTAACGATAGAGCCTGCGGCGAAAGGATCTGTGCCTGTTGCGCCCACAAAGTTAAGTGTGGCAAGAGTAGTAGCACCTGCGGTAAGATTGTCTTTACTCGTATCTCTTATTAGTGCTAGATTGTAGTAATACCCCACACCAATACCATCCGCGGCAACGATTGAAGCAAGTACATCTGCTATTGTAGTTACTGCATCATTTGCATATGCGAAGATTGTAATCAATCCTGTTAAGCCTTTGACTGGAACATTAATGGCTGCCATTATCTCGGGTATCCTTTGAATCCTTTGACAGGACTATCTTTGTAAGTGGTTGGAAGTTCGGTTGAACGCATGTCGCCGTCGTTTAAGTCTTCCCACTCAGACCCTACTGCTTTGTAGGCCGCCTTTAACATGTTTGCTTCTAATTCGGTATACGGGAAAGCCACGTTGCTCGTACCAACCCAACTCTCAGAGTCTAAATCTATCTTTTCTCCCTTCTCCCCATTAGCTTGGGCGAGGGCCATCATCACGCGATTAAGTTCATATACTCTATCTCTGCCTTCTATATCTTGAAATTTGTGTATGCCTCTACTGCTATAGCGTTGTCTCTTAGAGATTTCACCTGAGGAATTTTGTTCTGTGATAAATTCTTTTGCTCTCATTAGGGAGTTTCTTCAGTTGTAACAGTTAAATTTGATTCTGTTCCAAGTTCTGAATCTACATACCCATCTAATGCTAATGGTAAGCCAGCTGGGGCATCACCCTGAAATAAAACTTGAGAATTAATGAAGTGAAATAATGATTGTGACCCAGTAACATTTGCTGTATCTGGATCGACGGTAATTCTAACATTACCAGAAGAGACATCCATGTCATACCCACTTCCTCCAATTAATACGTTGCCCCACTGAGTGGTTGCGTATGCACTAAATTTAACATCAGTTGCATTAGCACTTAACTGTGCCTTTATTACTATATCTTGTTGATCAATCGTCCCTGGATCATTTGATTTAATGAAAAAACTGCCCAATGTGAATGCGTTGGCTGGATATTCCCATATAACTTGATTGACTGCATTACCAATGGTATAACTATTACTCGTATTTACAGCGGTTGAGTATAGATTAGCAAAGTTGTTGTTAATCTTCCCAAAGGCAACTCTTAACGGATCGCCTAGGCCATCATTCGGAAGTGAACCAATATTAATAATTTCTTGTGTAGCCATATGTTTATCCCAGTCAGTCTTATACTGTATTTATCACTTGTATATAGATGTAGGTATTAGTCCTTTGTTGCTTTATTTGATATTTTAATAGTAGCCTTCATATTCTCTCTGGCTAATCCGTTCATCTTCTCAAAACTTCTCATGCCACCTAAGCCTAGCATTGAAAGAGTTAATGTCATTAAGCCTTCAGTTGCAATCACTGGAAGTACTATCGTAGATCCGCTAATTACAACCGCCCAATTTAACATTGGTGCGACGAGATAAGCCCAGGCTAATCCGAATGCGCATATCCACATGATAGCAGGTCTTGCTCCAGCTACAAAGATGCTTGGGTGCTTTGCTTGTTCTAAGTTGATTTCGTTTTGTTGTAAGTTGGCGTTGTGTAAGACCATCTTGAGTTCGTGTTCAAACTCTATTTGCTTGTCCTTATCAGGGATAAACTTGCCTATTAACGGGCCTGCAACACCTAATACTGATTTGATAATTCCTATCATATTGTTCTCCTAATGTACTATTATTTAGTATTATAGGAGCATTATTACTGCCATGCGTTAATGTTCGTTTACTGACGCGGGTTTTTCAGATAGATCAGGAAAATAAAACCAATGTAATTTATCCCAAATCGATAGATCATTATTAGTGTCGATTGAAATATGCTCCATCAGATGGTTCATACTCTCATAAAGCTCGTATTATTGCAAAATAGAGGCAAACTGCATCTGCGACTGTTTCAATCTCTTCATCAGTTAGTTCAGGATACATAGGTAAACTAAGCACCGATCTTGTAAGCATTACACTCGCAGACATAAAATCAGGTTTAGTCATCTTAGCACTAATAGGAAGTTCAGACAAGGCTGTACCATAATGTATCTTGGTTTCTATTTTTTTATCAGCAAGCCATGCCCGTAAGTTATCACGGTGTGGACCGACATCTATTACAAATTTCTGATCAGCGTGTACCTTAAAGCCTCTGCTCAAACACCTAACCAATGGCAAGTCTTTAAAGGCATCTAAGTAATATTCTCTGATTTGTTTTCTACGTGCTTGCCATTCATCAATGTATTGTGATCTTACTAATATCTGAGCACAGTCTTGTTCACTCATCTTACTATTTGTACCAGAGTAAAAGTGATGGGGCTTTCCGTTGTCTCTCCATTGTCTAGCAAAGGTTGCTAATGCTTCATTATTTGTCACAATGGCTCCGCCATTACCAGATGCGTTTAAGTTTTTTGTAGGGTCAAAACTAATTGCCATGGCAGTACCTATATTACCGTCAGCAACTAACCAATGCTGTGCACCATCTACAATAGCAACATTATCATTCATTACAGTGATACCGTTGTCGCTCTCTACGCGCATTGTAGGGGCTCCAAATAGGCCTACGTGACATTCTATCATAAACCCTTTAAGGTCACCGTCTTCTTGAGGAAGCATGAGTCCATTTTTGTCTGTATCACACAACTCAACATTGAGGCCAGCACTTAAGAAAGCATTCATTGTTGCTGGGTATGTTAGGTTAGGAATTCTGATTGTGTTATAGGTTTTTTTATCATATTGCCAATCAGCATATGGATCTTGGTCAGGTGAGGTCTCTCTTTCATATCTGGCGATGATCTCAAGTGCTTGAGAGCCACTGTGACATAAGACAGCATCCGTTGCGTTTGTTTTGATAGAGAGCCAATCTGAGAACTTATCTGCAAATATGCCACCAGATAGTTGACCATCTTTTAATGCATTATCACTTGCATGTAAGAGTTCTCCCCGTAGAGTTTGGTACTGTCGGTCTAAGCCAAAATACTTAATCACTTTTCTTTTTCTTTTTCTTTAACTTTGCTTTAGGAAGAAGATCAGGCACACTGTTCCAAAACGTAGAATTCAAGAACCAATTGTAATAGATCATAAAACCTTCGTTGATATCTACACTGGGAGAATAATCAAAATCTTTCTGTGCTTTTTTGATGCTTAATGAACCCCTAGTAGGGAAGTTTGCATCTTTTCGTTTTACCTCAATGCGTCCCTTGCCTACAATTTGTGTAATTGCTCTGGCCGCATCATACAACGTAACTGATTTTGATCGTGTTAGATTGTACGTGTTGTTTTCTGCGTTAGGACTTAGGGTGGCATCGACTATACCGTCAGCAACATCATTAACAAATGTAAAGTCTAATTTTTCCATTTTGCCATTGACTCTCAAAGGGGTACCTTGAATTGCTGATAGCATGAACTTAGAGACTACTCTGTCATCGACATCAACTGGTCCATAAACTGCACTAGGCCTAATTATAGTGTGCGGTAGGTTGTATTGGCGTGTGTAGTCTTTGACTAGTAATTCGCCTGCATATTTCATAATAGCATACTGTCCTTGTGGATTGCATACAGCCTCTTCAGTCACGTTGTCAGTGAAATCTCCGTATACCATCGATGAACTAATGTATGTGAATCTGTTTACCTTGTGTTTACTGCTGAGTTCTAACAAGTTCAACAGCCCTTCGCTCATTACTTTAGAGCCTACTGTAGGATTATAATTGACCACTTTCTGTCTAGGAAAACTCGCTAAATGAATTACGCTGTCAAACTTTTCTGCATTAAACAATTGGTCTAATTCGGGATTAGCTACGTCAATCGTGTAGATATTTAAATCACCGGATTCTGTCATGCGATTTGCAATTGCAAAGAATCTTTCTTTATGAATATAATCTAATTCATCTTTTGGAATAATACCATAATTTGTTTTATTATCAATGATAGAAATTTTGTGTCCTTCGTTTATTAATCTCACGACGACATTGTAACCAATGAATCCTAATCCACCAGTGACTAATATATTTTGTTGTATTGTTTTCATGAGAATTTTAGAGTCCAATAAGTAACTTCTTCAGGGGTGAGATATGCTATTATTTTATATGTTGCGCCGAAAATCGAATATATTCGTTCTTCGGCGAAGAACGATCGTTCTTCGCAGTTGATCATCGAATTGCCTTTAACCCATTTAGGACTTGGGTTACTATGTTCCATAATATATTTTCCTGATTCACTTTGTTGCCAGGTGCCAATAGGGTCAGCTAGGATTGAATCAGGATCGTCTATTAACATGTCATCGTCTATAAAAATTTCATACACTAATGTTTTCTGTGCTTCCGATTCTGCTTTTACCCTCACCAAATCTTTCATAGCATCAATTCTATACATTAACACCCTCGATGTCAAATAGTTTGGAGATCAGATAAAGGAAATATGTCTGCGATAACGGTTGCACATGCATGTGCGATATCTCTGTGTTCTTGTTGAGTGCCGTTTTCGCCGCGGAGTTCCATATAATGTAACCAACTACGCAGAGTACCATTCATGTACATTCTACTCTGTGTATTGCCTTCTGGTAATACTACTCTTGCTTGTTCTTTTGCGATACCCTTACTTAGTGCCCAGACATATGCTTCTAGTGAGGCATCTATAACTTGTTGCTGTTTGTTCTTCCATTCGCCTTGTAGTACTGCATGACCATCCATTTCAGGATCTAATGGAATACTGTTCTGTCTGTTCTTGGGGTCTTGGAATCGTGCTTCTCTAATTTCAAACGACAAGCTTTTTGTTGGGTCTGCATAACGCTGAGAGAATTCTTGAAACGAGAATGATCTATGACGAAGAATTTGTCTAGCGATATCTCTAGTTGTTTCAATTGACATACAAACACTTACCATTTCAAGTGGGCTCCAGTGCTTATGCTTCATTAGATACTTTACTAGCTTTTCGTTTGTTTCCGTATTATCTTGGTTTTCTGGGTTACTTACTCTTGCACAATAGGCAACTAAATCTAATGGGCTAGGGTCTGCACCTGTTAATGCTGGTGCTTGACTATAACTGACTAGTTTGACTTTCATATACATGACTCCTTAACAAATACCCCATCTATCATTATACCTGTGCGGCCCTTGATATCATTGTATGCAACTTCTAAGCACTCTGTTATGCTTATCTTGTTACGTTCAGCAATGTTGATCAACACAACCATCATGTCTCCGATATCATCTCTGATGTCTTTACCTTGGCAAATGTTATCAGAGAGTTCTCCTGCTTCTTGAATTAATTTACAAAATTGATCTTTGTCGGTTGCACCATTAATTAAATTACGGTCGTGATGCCATTGTTTAATGTTGTTGATTGTCATAACAATATCAATGGTTTCAGGTAATCTGTCTGTTTTTCCAGCCATTCCGTATACGCTCATAAAAACCTTTTTAGTTTAGTTAAGGAACGAACGGTGCCTTGCACCGTTCTATAGTTTACAGATTGAAATTATAATCCGTGTAACAGTTTGTCGGTCTCAGGTTGAACTGCTTCCGCAATTCGTTCTATATTGAGAATGAAGTCTATACTGATAATATATGGTTCATATTCTTCTAACTGTTTACCGACTATTATTTCTACTGTGTCGCACGTGCACCCTGAATTCAGGAGCTTTTCAATGTTAATAGTTTTTTGCTTTCTTTCAGTTAACCGAAGCACAAGTTTCTTTAAAAATTCAACTGGTATTCGATGCTTGTCCACATCTTCCAGGAGGCGCTCCCAGTCCTGTATTGATCGATTGTCTGTCACCGCAAATCCCCTCTTTTAATTAAGCCTTAGTCTTTGCTTTCCCAGTCGCTTTCTTTTTAGCAGTAGCCTTTTTAACAGTGGCTTTTTTAACTACCGCTTTTTTAACTTTAACTGGTTTTGGCAACATAGCGTTTGCTTGCTCTGTTAAGCGTTTGGCTTCTGCAAGTAGAGACTTTGCCTCATTCTGCATTCTTTCAGCCTGAGATAAGAAGTCATCAGCAAGTGCATCATCATGTAAGACGTTTGTGCCTGCTGTTGGCATCGGACGATGTTGTTCACCGATCATTGCACCCTCAGCTTTTCTACGTCTAACATCATCTGGCGCCTGCATGCCTCTTGATGCATCTGACTCTGCTAATCTCTTAGTAGCATCAGCACCCAAAGCCATTTCTGACAAGATTCTATTCAACTCATCTAGTCGAATAGCTTGATTGGGACCAGGTGTCATAATGACATCTGCTGTTCTAATTTTCTTGAGCATTCCTTCAGCATGTAACACTTGTAAGATGCGATCACCTGATTTAGTATACTGTCTGTTCAATGCATCTGCTAGTTGTTCACTATTCTGTCCGATATCACTTTCAATCGTGGCCATCAACGGATCGTGGATGTTTTGATTTAATAGTTGTGTATATGTTACTAGACACATATGCTCTTCGTTTGGTACTTCGCGGAATATTACTGCGATCTTACGGTCACCATGTTTTCCGACATGTCTTAAAAAACTCATGTTATTCTCCTATAGGGTTTAAACATTAACAGTATTATTTAATGCGTTTAACGGCAGTGAAAAAATAAATATGAGATTCATTTACCCGTTTATCCCCATCGCAGTTCATACAGTATTGCCTCTTGTGGATCTTCGAACGCATAAGAATCAGTATCGTATATATACACGTCCATTAATGGCAGTGCATGTGCAACAAATGCAAATCTACCCTTGGTGCTCTTGTACACCCACAACAGATTTTCTTCTGTCGCTGAAGGAGTAGCAATTACAAAATGAGCAGGAACATAATTCACGCATCTGTTCTGAAACCACTCGTCTTTATTAAACCACGTTAATTTATTAATATTTTTAACTCCATCTTATGATAACTTATAAAGTATTTCTACTTGTTCTAATAATTTTTGTAGTACTGGATTATCTTTTGATGCGTCGAGTATATCTCTGTACATGTGCCAGCGGTCGTGAATGGCCCTTTTTGCAATCGACTCTGGACTTTCATAAACCTTTTTGCGGTACTCCAAATTTTCACCAAATGGTCTGGCATAGACGGTCTTCCCACCATCAGGCGATTCATAAATCAATTTATCCGATCCATCTGATGGTGGGTCAACCTCATGCATGTGATTTCTTATGTACATGTTCTTGGTAAACTGCAAATGTTCCAAAAGGGGGATGAGGATCCGTATCGCCATGTATTATCCAAGTAGTATCGCAATAGCTATCATCGCCCCAACTTCCACAAGGATAACCGTCTGTGAATACTATTAAACGTTTTGGAACTCGTCCTTCTTCTTTAAGATGTTCAAAGATGCAAGTAAAGTCAGTACCACCGCCACCTAACATTTCGTAGTCAGTGATATCTTCTAAGTTGTCGCTGGTGAATGTTTGCGGATTGTAAACTTCTGTATCAAAACAATGTACATGAATGACATAGTTAGTGAACATATCCATGATACCTTTAATCTCAGCTAAGAATTCAGTACCTTGCGCATAGCTAATTGAACCAGACAGATCAATAAAGATATCAACGTCGATCAACTCTCCTGGAGTCATGCCAGGCATGATAGCATCCATGTGCCATCCTCTGCGACTAGGCTTCATAAATGACATATCACTTGATACTGTGCTAGTTAGATTATTTTGAAGCAGATCGTCCCATGGCATAACAGGATTAGTCAAGTCATCAATCATTCGTTTCACACCTTGTGGCAATGATCCTGCATCTGCGTTTTGTGCGGCTGATATAATTGCTTCCTTTATTTCTTGCTTGAGTGTGTCCTTTTCTTCTTTAGTCATTTTGACAGGACCAGGCTTCTTGCTCTTGCCTTTTTTGTCTGACGGATCAGAACCATCTGAACCATCTGAATCATCTGAATCATCTGAATCACTATCAGAGTCGCCGTCGCCATCCCCGCTAGCATCACCATCCATATGCACATCAATAAGCATGTCAATTAATTGATCTATGTCTATATGTTCAGCGTTTTCGTATAGGATATCATAGATTTGTTCTGCTGGCATATCTGCATACTTGTAGTCAAACAAGCAAGGAACAGTTGTGATAAACTCTCCGACATTGTGTTTTTTTAAATCTGCGTTGACACAATAATCATCAGCAATGTTCCAAAGTTTAGGATGGCGTGAGCCTCTACGATCCATGTGATCATAGACTACATGAAGAACTTCATGTCCAACAAGAAACTCAACTTCTTTTGTTCTGAGCATCATTATGAAACGTGAGTTGTAGTAGAGGTGCTTGCCATCAGTTGCCGCTGTAGGACACCATCCATCTGCATTGACTAGTTCGAGTCTAGTAGCAAGATTACCAAAGAATGAATGACGTAGTAGAAGGCCTATTCGAGCAGTGATCAAACGCTCACGGGCTTGATTATCTACATCTGGATCAGTTGGACCTACCAAATGATCCAGATTATTCTCTCTGTCATTATTAGTGGTAGTAGCATTGTTAGTCATAATCAGTTCCTGTAATATATTAACTCTATTGTACAAACTTACGCGGGAAAGGTCAAGTAAAAAGTTCGGGAGAGAATAAGGAGTCTCAAACCTTATTCTCTCCCAGGTGTGCATCTTAGTTGCAAACCCAGTTAATCATTCATCATACCATCTGATGTAAATCATGTTTAATTCGTCATCAGTACTCTCTTTGTAGTGATGACCGATATTAAAATTGTGTCCAAGAAAAGTATTACTGTGCAATGTTGCTTCTGTTCCTATGCCCCATTGAGAGGGACCATCTGCTGTAGGAGACATTGATATTTTTGAATTAACAGCATTTGGAGTTAAGGTAAAAAAGGTGATCCACAACTTCATTGGATCAGTGATTACTTTTTCAACATTATAATCCTTGTGCCATCCATGACTGAGTTCGCCTGGTTTCGCCTCTTCAGGATTAATCATAGTCGTTAAATGTCTTACCTTAGGATCTGTCATGCCTTGCTCGATCAATACAACTCGCATCTCCTTCAAAAGTTGGACAAAAGGTAAAGGTAAAAAGGAATGCAAGACAGATTGATCAGAGCAATAGTTTTTGATTAGGTTATCAGAGACGGGCCAAATTTGGCCAGATTCTGTGATTATTGCTCCAGGCTTATCTGCTCGCTGATTTTCAGGGTCAAGCATTAACTCATGCAAGTCTTGACTTAGAAAATCAGGTTCGTAGATATACTTGTAATCACTGCGCATCTTTAGTTGCCTGCCTCAACTATGTAGCTTCCATATCTCTTATGAAACTCATCAAAGTTTCTCAATCGAGAAGGTTCAATTGGCAACTTGTAATTTTTAAGAGCAACTTTTGCTCCCATCACTACTAGTTCAGTTTCAAAGTTAGCCATCATGTAACCAAAGAAGTTATCACACATTTTATGAAACTCTTTCGAGTTAACTCTTTTGTTGTCCAGGCTATCTTTAAGTTCATAGCACATTGAAACAGTCAAAGAGTACATTGCAGAAATTTCTTTCACCTGAAGTTCTTTCACCTTACCTGACAGAATATCTGTTGGGTTCGGCATTCTACTAGCAATCTTACGATGTGCCATAAACTTAGTAGCAAGACCTTCACCAATCGTTCCTGCCACAAGATGGAAAAGAGTCTCTGCATCACAATCATCATCTTCTAATAACTGGCTTACAAAAGTCCATGTTCTAGGAGTAGCAAATGCTCTACTAGAAGATTTTGCATTAAAGTCATACAAATCTTGCTTTGCAAATGACAAGTAACCAACAACATCTTTGTGTATGCGGTTCGTTGTAGCCCAATCCAGCCAAGCCGCGAAATCAGGACGCAATTCTATGTGAATGAATCTGTTAGCTAAAGGCAGTGGCATTCGATAAGTGACACCTTTGTCAGAATCTCTATTACCTGCCGCGACAAGCACAACATTGTCTGGGAGAACATACTTACCAACTCTGCGGTTAAGTATTAACTGATACCCTACAGCCTGTACTGAGGGCATAGCTGAATTCATTTCGTCTAAGAATAAGACTACGATAGAGTATTGAGCGGCAAACGCTTCAGAAGGAAGTTCGATTGGGGGAGCCCAATCCATAACGCATAAGTCTTTGTTGAAGAAGGGGATACCTCGAATATCAGTAGGCTCCATCTGTGCCATACGCAGATCAATTACAATACCACCAAGTTCTTCAGCAACTTCTTCAACTATTTCAGACTTGCCAATACCTGGCGGCCCCCATATGAATAATGGACGTTTCTTCTTGAAACATTTTATAATTGATTTTTTTGCGGAGACTGTAGTTACAGTCAGTGTATCGGTTAGTTGAGACATTTGTATTACCTATATATTTGAATTTGTGTATGCAGTATAAAGATGTTTAATTACAAAGTCAAGCTTTTTTCAAGTTGCCACGATCATATGCTTCTAGTGCTTCATCATAAGTATCGTAAAGTGGCCCTTCAACGTAAAGCCATGGGTTTGGTTTATTAGAGGATTTTAAGCATGATCACCATATCATCCTTTCCTCTTTTGTACATAAATTTGATCTGTCCAAAATTCATGCCTGCCGTGTACTTGTTTGTTATCAAATTGCCTTGTGTGAAATCATAAATGTATAAGTCGGTTGAACAAAGATCATGCATCTGATCAGGTGTTAGTTGGATTTTGATGAGCGAGTAATACCGCGCAGTTTTAATACCGTGGGTCCAGTAAGCACTAGCCATTCCATACTTGTAACAAGCAAGTCTTATCGAATCATCTACTGCAAAAGCAGACACTGATAGTAGTGCAGTGATCATTACAATTAATATATTGCTCTTAACGTTTTTCATGACTCCTATTTCCTGTAGTTAAATTAGTAGGTCCAGGCTACCTTTAAGGTGCTCCTTGCCTACAACGCGGCCTTCATTCATGAGCCGATCAAACTCTGCTTGGCTGACCAATTCAGCACCAGAGTCATCGAACTCGCCTTCGTATTCGCCTTCGTACTCACCCTCTAACTGTTCGCGTGGGTACATGTCTGCGTCTGCGAGTATTTCGCTTGCTATGTCGCTGTACTCTTCGAGTACTTCTGGTTTACCGCTTTCGATATATTCGCTCATGATGTAACCTCTTCTTTTACTTCGCCATCGACAATAATTACCTCAGGATCCAATTTCATTTCAGCGATGTGTGCGTCTGAAACATAAATTGAGTATGGGAATGAGCCGTCTTGTTGTGACATGCTCCAGCAACTGGCGATCTTTCTGCCAGTTGACTCTTCAGTTGTAACGTGAAAGACTGTTTTCCTTGACATAATCTTAATCTCTTTATTGATTAATAGAGCGATGATTATACATCATTTACCCAATTTGTCAAACACTCTAGTCATATTTATTATGTATAATACCTATACATAGCATTCATGACTTGAATTGTGTAAACTCCTTATATTGGCGCGTGATGCGCGTTTATATTTTGGCTTCAAACATTGATTATACATCCTTTACCTAATTTGTCAATGCCTTATTGCAATTTTCTTTCAATGAGGTCTAAAGTCACGGCCGCTTTCATCTCTTCAGAGTATCGATGCCAATCACCTACTTCGTTCATTGATCGCTTACAACCGACACAGTAGTCATCTTCGTTAAAGACGCATATACTAATGCACGGTGATTGAATAGTCGCAGGATCTATCGCAGGTACTTTCCTGCCACGCCTGGCCAATGGAGTTATTTCTTGCCGGGACGCAAGAGAGGAGGAACACCTGCACGTGAAATATTGCCGAGTCCCATTGCTTTGGCACCTTTTTGCATGGTGTCGGGTCTGACATCTTTGGTCAACGCATATGACCATCTAGGATCATTCTTTTGCTTTTCACTTGGTATATAACCAGATGCTTCCATCATTTCATTATCGTCTGTATCAGTGTTAGGCTGTTCTCTTTTTAATCTAGCAACCTCTTTTCTAAAAACGATCATTTTTGGATAGTATTCAAGTTTTATGTTTATATTTGCAATCGCAATTGCCCTTGCTTGCTCTCTTCTAAGATTAGTGGAGATAGCAGTAACGTTAGGATTAGATGCCATTTCAATTCTAGTGCCCAGGTCTATTTGTTTTGCTACTTCTCTTTTACTTACCTCATATTTCATTGCGAGATCATCGGCAGTCGATGCAGGAATATTGGGCCTTTCTTCAATCAAACCAACACCAAGTGATTCTTCGAACGTTCTGCGGAAGAATTCTTCTTCGAGTGATAGTTGATCTGCTCTTAATTTGTTCTTATGATCGTGTAACGCTCGAAAATATCCCTTTGATCTGATTGCCTTAAAGGCCAAATTCTCTGGACCAAACTCGCCATGAGTATCTAATCCTGCTTGACGATATCGTTTAATGATTCCAAGCACTCGATTAACTCGTTCCATGTCAGGAGATGCTAATCCTTCAATCGCCATTGCTTCTAATTTTTCAAACTTTGCGGCGGCTGAGATTTCATCTAAGTTTGCGCGTTTCTTTGTAGGTATACGGGTGAATTTGTCTTGGAATAAACTGTATTCACCTAAACTGGTGTGGGCTTGTGCTGTATCTTGAACATAGAGTTCAACCGTAATATCTCTGATAGTAATGTCATACGTATTATTATAGAGAGATTTCTTCGCATTGAATAATTCTCGATACACATCTGAGTCTGACAATTTACTAAAATCTACAAGCAAATGTAAATCAATGTCACTGTGAGGTGTGTATGTGTATGCTACATTAGATCCTGTGATGATGATGTCTTCTAATGCGAGATCAGGTATTCCCATGTATTCAACAAAATCATTTGAAATAGTTTCTAGTTGCTTCTTAATGACAGGTTTTAGTTTGTCGCCGTCAAATAACCAAGGATTGTATTCATCGTGGAAGTTGATTGCATCTTCGATCTTAAATTTTTCCAGTTCAAGTATATTCATGCAAGTATTTATCGCTGGGTAGTGGGAGTGAGAAATAGGCGAGGGGGAACTTGGATTCCCCCTCTATCGTTTGGTGACGAGGTGATTAGCCTCGGGGGATTAGGCAGCTAGTGCGTAATCTTCCATTGCATAATTGTTTTTGTCAATTATAGTTTCTGCTTGATTTACAGTCATCGCCTACTGTGTTGTCCGTTCCATTAATAATTGCTCTGTCGAATCCCGTTGCATCCCCATCAAAAGCATACTACCCTTATCCAATATGCTTTTGGTGGAGATGGCCGGAGTCGAACCGGCGTCCAAAACACCTTTCACTTCACTTCATACAACAATCGAATCTATTTAGCATTATACATTGATCCTATACAATAACAATCTTTCTGGGTAAACTGTTTTAGCTAAATACATAATGCGTTATTATGAATTCAAACATATATTATTAGAGTACAACACTCAAGCGACAGTACAGAAACTTGGCAATAAAATCGTACAGAAACTAGACCTAAAAAGCTTTGCAAATCACCTAGGCGATCTTCCGGCCGCTGGCGATGATGATTCAGAGTTGAGGAACTTTTTTAGAAGTGCCCCTAACTCAGATGAATCTCGCGCAATAATTTGGAAAAGTACGTTGAATGATTATCAAGTTACGGCATTGCACATACTTCATCCATACGTCTATAATAGACTAATGGATCATGGAACCTCAGACAACCAAGCACTTAACGTATTAGATGGATCTATGAATAAAGCGATAGAAGGGTATGTTAATCAAGCAATATCGGAATTACAAGATCAGATAGCGACTGCCTTAATAAGCATACTTGAACAATTCGATCCAACTCAGAGTAAAAAGTACACATTACAAATCATTAAATGGTATATCTCTTCAAACGAGTTTGGTACCGGAAACTTTCCAAACATAGAAGATGGTCGAGCAACATTAGCTGATGGACTGGGTAAATTTGAACGCATGAAAGCAAGGTTACCTGTTGACAAGAGAGATATTCGACAATACCCCACTGCTGTGGCGTTTTCAAGATGGGCTCAACTACTTCATAAAGAGTACGGCAAACCAGCTAAACTGGGTAAGGGCGATGCACAAATTCTTTACAAAGATGACGTAATGACTGTTTATTGGCCGAAGGACGAAGCAGCCGCCTGTTATTACGGACAAGGTACTCAATGGTGTACTGCGTCAACCGAATCAACCAATTATTTCGATGAATACAGCAAACCATTTGAAGGCCAGTCTATCCTTATATTCAATTTTACGCCACCAATAAAAGTTGATGTATCATGCCAGTATTGTGGTGGTGAGATAGTAAAGAAATTAACATACCGGGATGGGACGACGCGGGATGATCTTGAGAAATATGGATTTAAAGAATGCGACAGTTGCGGAGAACCTGATAATCAGGCTACCGAGGTTAATAAATTACAACTGGTAGTGTATGCTGTCACTCCAGAGGGAAATAAAGGCGTAGAGTGGGCCTACAGTAATATTATGGACCCACAAGATGAGGAGATGGACTTGCCACAAGAGATTGCAGACAGGCATAAAGAACTTGTTACGGCTTATAACACATATTTACCACACTACGCAGATGATAACCCTGAAAACGGGGCAGAAGAAGACCTATATGGTGAGTACGATTAAACTTTAATAAGAAACTTCTGCATACCTTTCTGCAAGCCATTTCCATTCATAACTTAAACGCAACTTCTCGAAATCTCCATCGACTTCTTCAAAGTATTCTTCTCCACATATTGCACCCTTAATCGATTCTTGGAAGAAAGGCTGATCTGGATCTGCTATATTCAACCATGTATCTAAACGAGTCTTGCTTATCTCTGTATCATCACACAATAGTTTAATCACTTCTCTAAATGCTGTGCGCCACGTTGAGAATGCATCAGTGTTGTACTTTGCAATGCCCGACAACAACGAAATACTTGCATGGTCATCATCTAGTGTGAAGTCTAGGCCATAACCATAGTTGCTAAGAGTTAGTTCTTTGTTGTATGCAATCATAGCCTGATGTCCATAGACTAGACCAGTAACTGGATTCTTTGCTTCAAAGATATAATGTTTCTGTCTTTGCATACGATCTGGTTGCCAGTTAAAGTCAAACTTGGGCGAGACTTTAAGTTTAGCAAAGACTGTAAATGCCCATGGTGTCTCGCTTGCTTCTGCTGAGGCATGATATGCTTTTACTCTGCCATCAACGCCATCAACTCTTACTACTCGATTCGGTAAGTTCTTGGTTATCTTTTGCAGATGCTCCCAGTTTTCCTCTGCACCTGTTTCTCCATTAGAGAGAAACACTATGTCCATTGGTTTAGATAACGCAAGTCTATTCGCATTCTTGATATATGGATATTCATACAGTTCTTTCTTGACCACATCCTTAACTTCGCGAGGAACAATGATTCGTGTTGCACCAGTTGAAGTGACGATGATGTTCTTTTTATCTTGTGACCACAATGACATTGGTTCTTCGTCTACCACTTGTATATCTTTGTCTGTTTCTGCTACTAATACTGCATAAGGAAAGTTAGTAATGTCTTTGATCGTCTTCATGTGCGTATCACCTGGAGAAATGATTACAGGAGGCCTTAGGCGATGTGTACGCAGTGTTTGATTGTAGTTTATCTTCTCATAATCTTCTAATGATGTCATACCATCGATAATTTCACGTGTCTTGTTTACGTCAATAAAGAATGTATCTCCAAACTTTTGTTTGTCGCTAGGAAAGACATGTAACTGGTCACGTGCAAACGGATCACATATATAGGATAGATCAAAGTCGTTGTAATCGCAAATAGATGATGCTATCCATATATAATGCTCCTTGCGTTTAGGTAATTTGGCTATGATATTTTTTAACGTGACAAGGTAATCAGTATCGTGTTCGATAGTAGTCAGCCGCTGTCTTGGTGCTTTCTCTTGAAGTTGTTTAACAACCGCGTCTGTTTCTTTATTGCCATGATCTACCACGACAACATCATATACACATTCTGTTGCTTTGGCACGAATCTCTTTGACAAAGTTTAGATTATTTAAATGTTCGATAACACGAATGAATTTCGTATCTTCGTTAAATGTTTCTCTACTGACAAGGTAAGTTGTCCCCCAATGTGACCATTGAGTTCCGAACACGTGTACCATCTTCATCTGCCATGGGTTGGGATAATAATCAAAATCAAACTCTGCATAATCTAACTCAGAATTTAACACCCAAAGCAATGTGGTTGTTGATCTGTTTATACACCTACGAGTAGTTTCTACCCATGAGTTTAAGTATCTTGTTTTCTGTATATTAGGATAACGAAGTTGCAGTTGCTCAAATCGTTCTTTCGATTCTTTGTTACCTCTATCTACGTAGAACATATCTAAGTTTGCTTTAATAGCAACAGCCTCAGTTTCAATGTAGTTTATGTTCTTAAATCCTTTTTCCCAAATAACAGCATTAACAAAATAGGTTTGTGTATCTATGTTATCTTTAGAACCGAATGCATGAATGTAATTTGACTGATAGACATCAGGACGCCATGAGAAATCAAAGTCAGTGTACACTAGGTCTATGTTGATTGCCCAGAAGACTTCGCCTTTATGTTCTGCTATCAAATCTTCGAGTGTAGTCTTGATGAAGTATACTTCTAGTTCTGCCGGCATAACACCATCAGATTTAATATTTTGCAAATACAAAACTTCACCTGAGTTGCCTGGTGTAATATACTTCGGACCATCATCTTTACCTGTTACACTACCAAATTGATAGATTGCAGGGCTTGCTGTACTGTCTGGATGCCACGAGAAATCAAACGTATCGACATCACAATCATCGGGTATAACCCAATGCATTCTTTTACTGTTTGCTAGTTTACGTGCTTTAATAATTCTAGTGTCAACATACTTGACTTGTGTTGCGCCCGGTACGATGTATCTAGGACCATCAGTCTTTTGATGTTGTGTACCAAATTGATAGATGAACGGATCGTCTTGTGTATAAGGATGCCAAGAGAAGTCGAAACTATCTACGTCGGTCGGGACTTCCCAGTTCTCCATGTTTACTAATGTTTTAGCAATAGGTTCTTCAACATACTTAACTTCAGTGGCGTCTTTGACAATGTAGCTAGGACCGCCTGTTAGTGCCCACTGAGTGCCGAACTGGTAGATGAATGGAGATGTCTCTGTACTGTCTGGGTGCCACGAGAAATCAAAATCATCAACGTCAATGCCAATTGGGATATCCCACTTCAATTGATCAGGTTTTTTCTTAGCAGTATTGCCCTCGACATACTTAATGTCAGTTGCACCTTCGACTTTATAACTAGGACCATCTGTTTTCTGCCACTGAGTACCGAACTGATAAACGTATGCTTGATCTTCTAACGGAGAAGGTCTCCAACTATAGTCAAACTCTGAATCATCTATGTCAGCAGGGATTGTCCAGCCTTCTTTAACAGGTTGTAGTTCTGCCACAATAGAATTGATATACTTAATTTGAACTGCATTAGGAACTCTGTACTCGACCGTCGGCATTTCTTGTGCTGAATAATATTTGTTACCAAAGTGATAAACAAATGCTTCGTCTGTTTCATCATGGTGCCATGAATAATCAAAGTCTTTAATTTTATAATTACCTAAAGTACCCCAGTATCTGTTGTTAGGATCAGGTAATCTTTTTGATTTTGCAATACGAGGATCAATGTATTTGACTGCACTGCCTTCATGTGTACCTGGCGTCATGTATTTGTGGCCACCTGTTTTCTGGTGTTGTGTACCAAACTGATAGATGAATGGTTCATCTTCCGCATAGGGATGCCAAGAGTAATCAAAATCACCCTCGTCGAGGATAGTAGAATCAAATTCCCAATATTCTTTGTTTGCTTTTGCCTTTGCCACTTGATCTTCTACATACTTTGTTTCATCCGCACCATCAACATGATATTGAGGACCACCACTTAATGCCCATTGCGTTGGGAAATGATAGACATAGGGAGGGCTTGTTGCATCTGGATGCCAACTAAAGTCAAACGTATCTGCGTCTATGTTACTTGGTACTGTCCAGTTACTCTTATCTGAAGGTAATATGTTAGCCTTAGATGCATTTTCATATTTTATTTCAACTGCCCCTTCAACATGATATTGAGGACCACCTGTCTTTTGCCACTGAGTACCGAATTCATGTATCATTGCTGGTTCGTTAGGGCTAGGCTCCCAACTAAAATCAAATGCACGGGTGTCTAAGTTAGTAGGTACAATCCAGTTATCTTTACATGCTTTGCGAGTTGTCTTTTCTTCCATGTATTGATATTCAGTTGCATCTTCTACTACAAACTGCACACTAACTTTATCTTGTGCTTCATTCCATTGATTGCCCCATGCATACATATATGCAGGTGCGGTTGGATTAGGTCTCCATGAATAGTCAAATAACGTTTGATCAATGTCTTCTAAATGTTCAAACAATTCTGGCTTTTGTGCTAATGTGGGTTTGATATCATATACATACTTAATTTCAGTAGCATCAGGCATTGTGTATCTTAAGGTAGGCATTATCGAGCCTTCGTATAGATGATTTCCAAACACATATATAAATGCAGGCTCTCTTGGATCAGGTCTCCAACTAAAATCAAATGTTTCTTCGTCGATAGCGGTGAGTATTTCCCAACGATCATCTTGCGGTAGTACAGGAATTGCATTCGCCATGTATTTGTGTTCAGTTGCGCCTTCTACAGTATATGTAAGCGTAGGTTCTAGTTCACCAGATATCCATTTATTGCCCCAAACGTATATGTATGGTTCATCCATTGGATCTGGGCGCCAAGACATATCCCATCGATCGGTGTTAATAGGTTGATGCACTGTTATGCAATCATTGTTAGGTAATAATGATATAGTTGTGTTTAAGTTCTTGACAACACCGTTGTTGCCAGGGGTATGGTATTCTAATACCGTGGCAAGTTCAACCGGAGCAAATTTACTACCCCACTTATAGATGTAAGGTGGATCAGTTGGATCTGGATGCCATGAAAAATCAATTGACTTTTTATCTACTGTATCTAAAAACTTCCAATATGCATTGGGTTCTCGTTTACGATTGATTGGATTAACGTCAGCCCGATAGACTCGTATTTGACTCTCTTCTTTTGGACACAGCCATGTACCAGAATCTTTTTGATGTTTGCTTGGCCAGATGTTATTATGTTCTTCAGCCCAAACATCTTCGTCAGGTAAGAAATCAAAATCGAATTCCCAATCAAAATTTGCGTATTCACAGAACTCATCTATTATCCAAAAATGTAAGGTAGTCGATAATTGACGGGCTACATCAATATCTTTTACATGTTGTTCTCTAGGATGAACATTTGGTTTTTCACCGAAATAAAATACGTCTCTAAGCATACTACTACTTATGAGATGACTTTGGTCTTATAAAGTTTCTCGAAACGATCTGCGTCTTCCCTATCGTTAACCATTGGCTCTCCACGAATGTTTAGAGAGGTATTAAGCAAAATAGGACAACCTGTTTCTTTGTGCCAGGCTTTCAACAACCTGCGTATTCCAGTGCCATCATCGGAGATGGTTTGAACTCTGCTTGTTCCGTCTGCATGTACAATAGCAGGAAATTTTTCAGGAAATCTACAAGTCGCTGTTACTTGCATATACGGTGAAGAGTCCCAATTGGTAGGCATGACAAAGTATTTATGTACATGTTCTTCTAGTATCATTGGAGCAAAGGGTCGGAACTCTTGTCTCTTTTTAATCTTGTTCACTTTATCTTTAATCTCTGAGCCTCGAGGATCTGCAAGTAGACTACGTGTGCCTAATGCTCTAGGACCGAACTCCGCACGACCACTGGCAACGCCTACAATCATATCTGTCTTCAGTGCGTTGATAGTCTCTTTAATAGGATACGCGCCAGGAATGTTAGTACCCAAGAACGCATGCTTCCAATTTACTCGTTTGCCATAACCCAAAGCCGCGGCACCTAATGCATTACCTGCATCTCCTGGATTAGGCATGATCCAAATGTCTTTAAAGTATCTGCCTAATAACCGATTAGCGGAACAGTTTAACGCACAACCTCCACCATAGACTAAATTCGTACTCTTACCTTTAATTCGTGCCTTGTTCATTACGAGTTTAATTAATTTTTCTACATAGCTTTGAGTTGATGCGGCTATGTCAAATTCATTAGCACCTTCTAAGAAGGTTTCGTCTACGCCGGCATGTGCATTGCGTGTAAATAACAATCTATCATTGTTTGCGCCAAAGTATTCTTCAATTTCGGCTGTATGTTTGGGTTGTCCGTATGCGGCCATTCCCATTAGAATGTATTCTTCGTCCAGTGGGCGCAATCCTATTCTATGTGTCATTGCACTGTAGAATAGACCTATTGAATTAGGATATCTCATTGACCATAAACGTTTGTACTTTGCATGACCTTTTTTATTATAGTGGGCATGCCAGATAGTCGCGCAGTCAACTTCGCCGATAGCATCGATCACTACGACAGTTGCTTCGTTAAAAGGTGATGTTTGAAAGCCTGCGGCCGCATGACATTTGTGATGTGGCTTGTTCTTTATTCTTTTTGTTAATTGAGTGCTAGGTAAGAAAGCATTAATAAATTCTTTGCCTATAATCGTGCGTGATGATAAAGGTGATCGCAAGCCTCTAGACCATTGACCAGACATAAATTCTCTGATCATTTTCACCAATGGTCTTTCGTAGTAGTATAATTGAATTGGATCAGTGTTAGATACGTATTTCATTGCATCTGTCACCATGTCAGGATGTAAATCCTTATCGTGTTTTTTCTTGCTATACCTTTCAGAGTGACCTGCGTATAATATCTCACCACCACCATCAATGACTGCCATACCAGCATCATGGAATCCACAACTTACTCCTACATGTATCATAGTGTTCACTCACCGGTATATAAACGGGTCTCTTTTTTTAAGTTCGGCCAACCGCTTTTGATATTCTTTTTCACGCTTCCATTTAATATATGGTAATTTAATAAAGCCCCAGATTGCTTTGGAAACCTTTTTGATTTTGTCGATTATTTTGTTAAACATTTAGTTTCCTCGTTGAATTTTAATAATTCATCAGCATATAAACGATGTGGTTCTTCACCATGATGCCAATACTTTGCCTTTGGATTGACGTAACCAAGTTCTTTGTATTTATGGAAAAAGGCTTCATTTTTCTTGTTCAGGTTATAGTATTTATTAGTATCGATTAATGGAATAAGTTTCTTAATTGCTGGTATATCGTCCAAGAAGAAAGGCATAGACTGACACATTAAATAATCGATTTTGTTTGCTTGTAAGAAATATTGTATTTGCAGAATAAGATTATATGATAGGCATTCTAAGTATGGTTGGTGATTTACCATAAATCTATGTAACAATGGAGTGTTTTTTAGTTCTTCTGCATCACCACCATCCCAACCGATGATAACTCTATAATAATCTTCTGCACTTGCATCAAACCAATTTGAGTGAGTTACGGAGTCGTGATAATTACGCGGACGTTCACATGGAATTTCCATTCTAGTAGATTCGCTCCAACATACTAATACCTTTACATTCATCGTCTCTGGATTATGCTCGTCATGAAACCATTGCAGTATTTGTCTACTGATACCAGTGTTTGTTGCCCCTGCTTGTGCAATATTGATAGGCCTTCTCTGTAGCTTCTTTGCTACCAACCCACCGAACGAATGTTGTCTATTATATGCTGAATCTTCTCTGCCGTCAATCTCAGAACCAGCCGCGTGACTGCACCCTGCAATTAATAATATATTTTCTTTATTCATTCTATTCCTCTCAATTGCCTAATCGTTTCATCATAGTTTAAATAGAAACTTCCATTGTATTTTTCTTTTAAACCAGACATCATTGATCTTACCTCTAAACTTTCAAAAAGATCAGTTCTTTCAAATCGTTCCCAACCTGTATACTTAAATCGGTTTGTTTGATTCCAAGAATTTTGATTATATAATAACTGTTTAACAGGTATAGACGATTCATACCCTAGTTCGTTATTTACGAGACGTTTAATGATTGGTTCTTGTAAGAATGCAAGTACTTGTTCGCCAGTGTATGATCCAAAGTCTGATGTACCTTTTATGTTACGAGACTCCCACCAGTTGCAATAACTGCGGATTCTTTCATATTCTTCCAAAACCCATGTACCGTCTGGCATCTTACAAATTTGTGGCTCAACATTCATTACAACTGTACCATCTACTTTACTTGCACCTTCCATTGTAGTAGTTAATCTATATTCGCAACACTTAGCTTCTTCTGCTATTTCAAGCATTCTACCGCTTCTAACAAAGTCTACTAAGTCTAAGTCAATTATGATCGGAGTTTTATTATGTTTACTACACCAATCTAACGCATACTTTGTATCATGTCCGTTCCACTTAAAGTCTTTGCCGTAACTGATAATAGCAACAGTAAAGTCTATATTTGCTTTATCAAAAACGTTGACCATATACTCAGCGTCCTTGCCTCCACCGAACATTAAATGAATATCGTTATTAGATTCTTCATAAATTATTTGTGCGGTACGGATTGATTCTTCAAAATATGAGCCTGCTTCTCTATGCTTAGATTTAATATCAATTGTCCAATCAGCTCCGTGTCCATGAACTGTTAGAAATTCATCATGTAAAAATGTAGACTGCATTAGTCGTGAAACTCCGTAGTATTATAGTTAGGTGAATTTATCATTGACAGGAATGTTTTCTGGTTATGTTCTATTATAGGCATCATTTGTTGATACAGCGCATGCAATTCAATGATTGGTTTGCATAAAATACCTTCTTGTATTAAACGCATGATAGCCTGTAGTCTTTCTCCATGATCTTCTATGTCATCATATGATTCGTCCCAGAAGTCACCGAATGTTTGATAACCAAAAGTCTTTAAGTATTCTAGTGTGTGGGGTGGCGCTAATAATATAAACGGTTTCATGTACTGAATTGGTTGTAACAATTTCTCACTGAAATTAGCACTCGGTTGAGCGAACCTAGTTTCTGTTACTATGTCAACGAAGATGTTTTTATAATAGGTTACTAATGTAGTCTCTTTTGTATTATACAGCGAAGGTGTTTGACCTGACTTGTATTCTTCGACGATTGGCCAAATGTTGGTGTCTGGGTCTTCTGCTCTTTGTGACGGCTTATCTATGACATACGGTGCATTGTGTTGCAGTGTCGTATTGTTTGCTATTAATGTCTGGTACAGGTCTGGACTAGAATGTTGCCAATCTCTCAAATTAAAATAACAACCGTTAATCAATTGCTCGAACGAATCTTTAAAATACCAACTTAGATAGCCTTCTTCACCTGCTAAGAAGTTAGATATCAATTGGCGATGCTTTGTAAATCTCCAATTCATAGAGATAAAATATTTCTCAAATTTATGATTTAAATACTCTGGTGTTAATTCTTTAGACAGTCCTATTATATTATTTTGTGTAGAGATATACAGATCATCACATACAAGTTTTAGTTGCTGTGAGTAGTGAGAGTAATGTGTTTTAACATTGTATTCTCCTGTGCGCACAGTAATCATCTGTGGCCAGATTTCATTGCGTTGTTGGTACTCAATAATAGAATCTAATTCTTTAGACCGCATGCGTTTATAATCATACGGTGTAGAAAACTCACTGTAGAACCCTTGAGTAAACTCTTCATTCTCAAGATAACCACACATAGGTTCAAATAACCAAATAGTCAATCCCCATTGATTAATCTTGTCTCTGCCTTTATCATCATGTGTGTAATCTTTTAAAGATGCAATCTCACCGTTGTGCATATACACCATGTTCATTGTTTGGTTGTCATTGGTTGGATTAATCAATGGAAGAATTGACAACTGAACGATTGGGTGAGTGGATTCGGGACTGTCCCAAACGTTTGGTACATTGAATGGAAACAAGTGTTCTAATTGTCCTACAAAAGAATCTTTGCCAACTGCAAACAACATGTACATGTTCTGTCTACCAACATTCCCATATGCGAAATCTATTTCTGATTGGAACTTGTACCAATCACCTTGTTTCCAGTTTGTATATCCTATATTATCTATTTCTAAATATTGTCCTGATTTCCAATCTTCCAGCATCACGGCAGTAAAGTAAACATCATCTGGATCTGCGCCTTGATTTTTGCAATACTCGACAATACTAGGCTTGTGTGGAGGGGCGATGTCTAATGCGCATATTTTTAAGAACACAAACTCTTGTTGATATAAACCAAACATACGGCCAATATCTTTCGCCCATGATGGCATGATTGGATCATCATAAACTTCTGCATTAAATTTAAGTGCGCCTTGCATATCACTGTAACCAGCGAGGTCATACAATGATTTCTGATGAGTAGTCATCTCAGGTCTGTGGTATGGTAAAAACTTATGTTCGTTTTGCCAGGCTTTACCGATATGACCTCTTTCAGTCGTTGTAGCCATTACTTCTGTTTACCCATTATTCTATCTTTGTTATCGAACATTATTTTGAAGGTTTTTCGCCATGCAGGAAGTTGGGCTGCCTTCCTTAAATTCAGTTTAGCAGACCCGTCATCATCGTTTAGATCGTAGGCTGGCATAAATTCCCTTTCCTTTTTTTTCTTCATTTTCTGTTTAGTTCTTTTCGAATCTCTTTCATTCGAGCCTCAACTTCTCCGAACAGTTGTATATTAATATCCTGTAGTTCTCGGAAAGATTGACGGAACGCTGGCAGGTTAACCGCTTTCATTAGGTTAAGTTTAACACGTCCATCGCTCCTGTTAACGTCATATGCTGGCATGAAATCCTTATCAAGTTCCCTCATTGTCGAACTCCTTTTTTAAATATCTCAAGTTTTTTTTCGTAATCCTTTTGAGTTAGTCCTTGACGCAACCTAATGGACTGGAGAGAAACCTCATCCCCATAAAGAGCATCTGCTATAAAATTCCCAGCATTAACCATTCCCTCTTTAAATGCCTCACTTCCTTCATACTCCCTGAAGAACGAATCTATATCATCATCGTTAATATTAACGAACTCCTTTTTTAAATATCTCGTATCGTGCTAAGTTAGGATAATCTTTGTACGTCCAATGTCTTGGCTTGCGATTGACTGCTTCGGCAAACTTGGCC